ACTGCTGTAAGCCGGTAATGAGTTGGTTCTGGACCGTTTCGGTATGCGTCCCTGAATTGAACGAGTACGTGCTGTCCGCTCCAAACGCTCCAAGATTCCTAAACTGCACTTCTGTAGTTGAGCCAGCAGGAGAGCCACTGACTGTTGCGCATACCCATGACGACCCATTCCACTGCTCAACCTGCCCGTTAGAGCACGTCGTAAGCAGGCTAATATTCAGACTGCCAGACGAGCCACCGCCTTGAAGACCAGACGCCCCTCCAGTCAATACCGCCGTGACCGTGCCATTCGTTCCACAATTCCACGCTGAGCCTGTCGATACTAGCGTCTGAGTATTCGGGCATGTGATGACTGCGATAGGCACCGACCCAGGCCCGCTTCCGCCTCCTACCAAGCCAATGCCTGCCGTGATGCCTACGATTCCCCCGCCTCCACCTCCCGCCGGTGGCAGGACTGGCGCTACAGCGTGAAGTTGGGAAGAAATATCCATCGCACCGCCAGTAATCGTTATCAGCGCCGTGCCACAGTATTTTCCTGTCTGGTCGCAAAAGTCGATTTCCCACTGCGATGGAGTAGGAGTCACAACGTTGTTGTCCGCCAAGCGCATTGTGAACTTAGCGAACGAATCGCAGCGGATGCCAGCAAGGTTGCCTTGAAAAACCGAGCCTGCAAGCAGGTATGGGCCAGGAAGGGATGACTGCCCAATGAAACTCGCACTAACAGTGCAGCCCTGAAAAAGCGCTCCTGTGGGGTCAGTGATTTGAGCGCTTACTTGGACGAACTGGCTCCACGCCGCCGTGCTGAGTAGCAGAACCAGCAGAAGCGAGATTGCGAATAGGCGTTTCAATGGTTTACCCAATTCGTGCCATTGCAATACACCGGGATATGCACCGTGCCACCAGCGGCCACTATTGCATTGTAAACAGGCGCAGCCGCCGCATCGCTGACTGCATTGAATGTCCCCTCTGCACCAGCGTTGCAGGTAGGAAGCGTTGCGACGGTTGGGATAACAGAGAGTTTTATAGGTCCAGCGAAACTCGTGCTTCCGTCAGCATTGAAATTCGTGATTTTCAGTGAACCGCTGGAATTGTTGATGAGTTGCAATCGGCCATTCAGCGTTCCAGCACCGTTAGGATCGGGCTTTAGACAGATGTCCACAGTGGGCAGACCGGCAGCCGTTCCAGCACCCCAGCACACTGGCACGCTGGCCTTTTGGTCAAAGGTGAAGTTTGAGATAGGTGCGCTGATGCCGCTGTTCCGTTTAAAGGACCAGTTACGCAACAGGACAGTCCCTAGCACACCCGCCCCCGTACCCTGTCCGCCTGAAGGAACGCCTACAAGTACGCCATCATAGTGGTAAGAAACATTCAGTCCATCCAGAGCGAAGCACGATGGCGAAATTGTGCAGTACCAATCCGTGCGCGTGACCTGAAGATTTCTGACGCTTCCAATACCGCCTGTATTAACAGTCAACCCAGGCACGAACAGGCCGTCAATAATACTTTCGTTTCCACCCCCAACGTACTTAGTGAAACCTGCCCAAGTTGCACCGCCCGAAGTGGTCTGTGTGCCCCATGCAGGCTCCACAATGTAACGCGAAGTTGCGTCAGGCGAAGCAGTTGTTATCGTGTTGAAGTCCGTAACCCATCCCGCCGTGCAGGTAAATGTCGTAGCCGTGTTCGAGGTGACCACGCAGTATTGATTCGCGCCTGTGCCGGAAAGCACGGAGACATACCATCCAATCCATGCGTTCACCGTCAAACCGCCAACCGAGTCTACTAAAGTAGTGGCGCTGCCACTGCTTGCAGATAAAGGCGCGGCAGGCTGCCCTAGTCCACTCAACGCGCCGGAGACTGTAATTTTGTAATAGACTCCATGACCTCCAGCCTGCGAGCCTTGGATGACCTGACCAACAGCTGGACTGGTGCCAGGATTCCCGAGGAACGCCGCCTGGTCTACGGTGAAACTGTTCTTCACGTAAAACGCGCACGATCCCCCAAAAAGGAACAGGCTCTCAGAACGAACGTCGTCAATCTCCACTCCCCCGCCAGCCGGGACGCTGGTTGCAAATATGTCGTATCCCGTTTGTGTGTTGAATCCATTCTCAAACGTCGTGCCATCTATTTTGAGCAGCCCGCCTCCGAAATCCTCGATGCCGTAAGCAGTGCAGCCTTGCACGTCCCCGCCAAACCATGTGATAGCGACTGCGTTGGTGGCTATTGTGGTGGCTACGCCGCCAGAGCCGGAGCCGATCATGTAGCAGGCTTCGGTAAATCCGCTGGCCAGGTTGTTGTGGAAATAGATGTTCGACCCTTGCGCCCCTCCACCGGCAGGAGAAACTTGAAAGCCAATTGCTGCCAATCCGCCGCCTTGCCATGCGTTACGATGAAAGTCTATGAATTGTGTAGATAAATCGGCTCCCTGCGCTCCGGTGTAATCCATTATCACCAGAGGGTGAGCTATATCCTGAGCCACGGTAGAAGACCATGCGAAATCCTCAAATACTCCGTAAGATACGGATTGTCCATTGAACAATGTGGTATTTACTGTTGTTTCGTTTAGCCCACAGGCAGCACGCTGTGAGCACGTCCATTTGAATCCGTTCATGTGGTAAACGTTCAGGGTTCCATTCACGTTGTACAAGCCAGAAAAGTGCAACTCGCGGTTGTAGTTATTCAACGTGCTCCCGTTGACTCGATTTGTGCCATACGCTCCATTGATAGCCGCTTGCAGCGCAGGGGTGTTAACCGCAGCAGTCGCAACAGGTGCAGCCCCCCACCATTCGGGAAATACCTTATCGATTGCGGTGTTGTTGGTTAGGTCAATGGTTCCTTGACCTGGGTTGGCATTGTAGAAAATCTGTTGCACTGGACTGATAATCGTGCCCTGAATGTTTATCTTGGCCGAGGTCGGTATCACTGAGATGATGCTGTAGGACCAGTACCTATTGAGGGGGATGCTGGCTGGATCGTCGGTGATTGTCTGCGTTGCAGATTGCGCTCCACCGGGAGATACGAGTCTGTATTCCGCGCACAGAGATTCCCCGTAGCCATTGACGGGCTGGGTTTGTCCTCCCACGCTTCCCGCCGCTCCTGCTGGCTGGGTATATCCAGTCCCCTGTGTGCAAGTTTCGTTCTTGTAGGTTTGCCCGCCGTAACCAATGAGAAGCGCCCCGGTAGTAGTGGTCACTGGCCCCGCAGCCATAGTGAGGGTTCCAGCACCCCTGTTTTCGTTCGCGTTAACCCCTGCGTCTAATCCGACAATTGGTCCCATGCCGGAAATTTCCCACGCAATGCAGGAATTGGCTACGGTTGCCACAAGGGGAAGAGTTACGGTGACCGTACCGCCGGTTATGTTGGAGGCAGCCCAGCTTGTATTGACGCTGGTAAGATTGTATCCCTGTTGGAGAAGTCCAGAATACCGATTGCCGCCTGTGTCGGTTGGAGGAGTAAGCAGCAGCGAGCCGGTATAGTAGTGGTTCTCCATGAAGATAATGGCGTTGCCAGCGGTGGTTCCCGTAAGCGTCACGGAACAACTGTTCGTCAAAACCGCTCCATTAACAATTCCACTGCCTTGCACGAAACCAGCTCCTCCAGGAACCGTGGAACTATTTATCGCTTTCAAGCCGCCATTTTGAGAGAACTGCAATGTTACGTTTGAGGGAAACGCGATAGATGAAAGTGCGCTTATTCCAGTGAACAACAACGTCGCAGGATTACTTCCTATAGCGGTTAAGGCCCGAACTACAGCAGGGGCATCGTCGGTGGTGCCATTTTGAACCGCTCCATAGTCCCTAACGTCAAACACTGGCTTCACCTGATACACTGCTGGCTGATTCACACCGTTAGAAACTAATGCCGAGCCATTTGCGACGCCAGTTGGTAAACCTCCACCTCCTCCACCCGAAGTACACGCAAGGGCTGGAATACTCCCCGTGATGCTTTGCGTTGCCCCGCTGATGGTCAGAGTCGTATTGACGCACGTCGTCAAATCCTTCGCACAGACATCAAATCTCCACTGCGAGTTGGTAGCAGACAGTTTTGTGTTGTCCGCCAATGGCATGCTGAATGCTCCATTTGCATCCAGTGTTTGCTCCACGGGAGTTGGAGGCGGCGTCCCACTGGAATTGAATGTCTGCCCCGCAGGAGTCAAATTGGCAGTTATTTTACCGCCAGAACAGCCCGCTAAAACCCCGCTCACAGTCGTGTACTGACAGAAGGCCGTCAGCGGGAACAGCAACACGAATAGGAGCAGAAGTCTCATTCAGCTCACGTACAGCACGTCAACAATGTCATTCTGTGTTCCAGCTACCCACCAATCGAAAAGATTCGTCGCATACACTGCCACAGGGCCAGAATTGATTGAGCCGCCTGCCGGTCCCGCCGCGATTCTTATGCCATTAGTCGCAGTCACGGTGCTGTCACCGATTGTCATGGTGTGCGCGGCGTTGTTCTGAATGATGATTTGACGGCACGGTACGGAAGTCGCGCTGAACTGCGTTGCAGCGGCTCCAATCGTTATCTGTTTCAGGATGACTGCCATAAAATGTCCTCATTCCTTGCTGCCACTTTCCACGACTGAACGCACCAGCGAACCAGCAAGCGGCTCTCCTATCTTTGCGCCTGCGTAGCCAAGCGGGAGAGGGTGGCCAATGCCAGCCAAACCAGCACTGTAGCCAGCGAGTTTTCCGCTAACGTAGCCGATACCTAAAGCTCTCTCTCTCCACCTCATAGCCTTGGCGTATTCTGCGTTCGCTCGCTTGAATACCGTATCCACCCCGTAGGGCTTGAACGCCTCAACCGTAGCCCTATCGAGCGCTTTAGCCATGTCCTTTGAAAGACGGTGCATCTTGCCGCCTTTTTTCCCGAAATCATCCCACGGAACAGCCTCATTAATCGCTGTTTTGAAGTCCTGAGACGCCCTGTAATCTAGTGGCATCATTGGGCTTCCAGGAGTGTCTATGGCGGCGTTAGGCTGACCCGGAATGCTCGTAGGCGCACCTTTGGACCGACTTTCGATCCACTCGATGAACTTGTTTATCGGAGGCGGGATGCTGAACCCTTTCTTTTCCAGCAATTTTGCCTTCTGCGCGATGGCATACGCTTCAGAATGGTCAATAGGAACGTCACCATAGGCGCTAGAAAGCCGTTTGTACGCCTCTACGGCCCTCGTATGGCTTCCAATGAGAGAACCGGGCTTGGTAGCATCCACAGGTGCCGTAAAACGCTTTCCAGCAGTCTCCGTAATCGAACCTTCCTCGCCTCCCGGCATGTAAAATGCCGCCGCATCGCCAACGAGATTTGATGGAGGTTCTTTTCTGGCTAGTCGTCCGGGGAGTCCAAACGCGGAGACGTTGTAATAGCTCTGGGCCAGTTTTCCGACCAAATCGGTTACGTCCCGAGGGACAGCCATCATCATGCCCTTAACGTCTCCCTTGTCCCGCGCTTCCTTGAATCGAGCACGGCTCTCCGTCAGGAACTGGCCCGGCATGTCGGCCATTGCATCGAAGTTTTGCCCCATGCGGTCCAGAATCTTGCTAGTTTCGGACTTCTGCGGCCCAGCGGGAGTAGTCGGAGCCGCTTTTGCTGGTTCCTGCTTAGGTGCAGGTGTAGCGTCTTGAGCCAGAACCTTGCCGTAGTCGGGATACTTCGCCAGAATCGACTGCACTAGCTTGTCGTCAGGGATAGAGGCGTACTGCGGATATTTCGTCTTGATCCGCTTGGCAAACTCCGCTTTAGACACGGTTTCCGGCATTTACTTCCCCAACACCCCCAAGGGGTCAGCAAACGAAGGCGCTGCTTCCTGTCCCAATGATTCCTTGGCTTCATCCACAATTCCCTGAAGAAAAATGGCCTTCTCGTACAACTGCTGCGGAGTGTCTGAGGGAGAAGGAAGATGCTGTTTGATGGTTTCAAACGTGTACTTACTCCGACCAATGATTGACCACGGACCAGCACCCATAATTTGTAGGGCAGCGGCAGTTTTTATCAAATCGCCAGAGAGCTTTTCAGGAGCTACGCCACGGTTGTAGCCAAACATACGAAGATGTTGCATCAAGGCAGAGTGATTCCCGAATACCCAATCATTGTCCGTTTCCAACCCAGCGTCTTCGATGATTTTCTTTAACTGTCCCACCTTCGGCTCAATTTGGCGGACCACGTCTGCTAGGGCAGTCTCTTTCGCATTGAGCTTGCGCTTGGCATCCATCTTGTTCTCGCGCATGTACGTGGCTATTGCACCGCGCTCTTTGGTCGGGAAGTCTTTTAACGTGGCAAGGCCGGATTCAATATCTTTAGCCTTGTCCGCTATCGAACGCGCATCTCCACTCCCTGTCCCTGCACCACGAGCCGCCAATTTTCCGATGATGTCACTCTGAATCGGCTTCTTCGTCGGGTCCTTGGACATGTAGACGAATCGCCCTTTGCTGTCCTGCTTAATCTCGTAGTCCGATTCAGGCTTGTCCTTGAAAAACAGTTTGTCGGTAATCTCTGGACTAGGGTCCTTGCCGTGAATGGTTTTGTACTGACGAACGAATTCCTTCAGCGGATCGTCTACTTCCCCTTCGGGAAGGTCAATCATCTTTGCCTGATCTGGGTCCCAAAAGCGCTGGAACTTCTTGCCGCCTTCGGTGTACGACTGGCCCATAGCAAGCGGTCTGCGAGCCGCCAGTTTCTCTAAGAAGAAGCGCTGCTGCTGTAGATTGGCTTCATCCTGTGCTCGCTTGTCGGCCAATTGGCGCAGAACCATCTCTTTGTCGGCACGTTCGCTGTCTTGGCGAAGTACGCCAGCTTTCCCGTAAGACTCTCCGAGTTGGCCCAACGCGCTAGCGAACGCGGACATTTTCTACTCCACTTTCTCCTTTAGGCATATCGCGCATTTTCCCTGAAGCGTGTAGCCAAGTGGATGACTACAGTCCACTCTTGCGCGTCTCATGCGGTCACGCATTTGCTCCGTCGCTGCCATCTCAAACACCGCCAAGCCTACGACTTGGAGAATTACCAGCAGAACAAATACTGGTACCACCAGCGCAATGAGACTTAGTATTCTCATACAAGCGGTTTCCCAAGATATTCCATTTGCTCCCGCAACTGCCAGCCAAGGGCTATGGCTCCGAGCACTGTCGATTTTGCCGAATACTCCTTTGGCGACTCGTAGATTCTTTTTATGTATTCCGACTCAGCAAACAGCGCAAAAAGTTCTGACGCACGGTGAGGGTCTTCTACTTGAACCATCTCAAAAGCTTTGTCTATTGTCTCAGGATAAATATGCAACACTTGTCCCATCATTTCCTCCTAAGTTAACTCCCCCACACTGGTACAGAACTGGACATGGAATCGGGATTGAAAATGTCCGTAGGAAATGGGCTGAACGCGCTCGACGGTAAGCCAGTTGGCGACATACCGGGAGACGACCCATCGTTACCGAGATTTGTTCCGGGAGCGTAGTTTGAACTGTAATCCACTCCCGGTGCTGGCTTCTTGTTGAGCGCCTGCATGAGCATGAACAGCGGCATAGACGTATCTGCGGTCGGTCCTGCCGTTTGCGGCATGATTCCGAGCGAGTTCATTGCTGCTTGAATCGCCATCTGCTGCTCATTCTGCTGGTATGGTGCTAACGCTTGTGCGTACACGTCGGCGCTGATGGTTGGAGAAGAGGAGAGGCCACGTTCCCCCAACGCAGCCTGCACCTGGTTCTCCACCCCGCTCGTCAGACCCTTGCTCAAGGGCTGCTCGAAACCGGAGATGTACTTGTTCATCTTGGTAGGGTCTTTGGACAACGACTCCAGAAAGTTCTGGCGCTCGTTCGTCTTGCGCTGATTGAGCCAGTTTCCTAGAAAGCCTGCTCCAGCCGCTCCAGCAGGGATAATCTTGCTGGCGTTTTGGCCGATAAACGAGAAGATTGACATGATTTGTTCCATAATGTCTCCTATGCCAGCGAAGGCTCTGCGTTCGACTCTCCGCTGTTGAATAATCTCCTGATTGCATCCGTCAACCCGCCCCCAGACGGCCCACTAGACGGTGACACGCCGCTGAATACCCCTTCCCCGGTCAGTCCCGGAGCACCACCACCACTGGCTCCACCCCCGCTATACAGAGTCCTCTGTGCCTCCCCCAGACTTCCGGGATTTCCTGTCAGGGAAGCGACCATTTGCGAGAAGGATTCCTGCGTCAAGTCTCCGCCAACCTGTCCTTGAAGACCGGGAGCAGCTGCTTTGAACGCTTCTTGCTTGGTGAGTTGGTCTTGCTGCTGTGTGTGTAGTTGCTGCTGCCGGAGCGAGTCTTGTTGCTGCTTGAGGTTGCTGGAGGGGCTGAACGTCCCTGCTAATTGCAGGCCAGTCGTGGTAGCGGCGGTAGCGGCTGGAATAATCCACGGCAATGCAGCGACAAACCACGGCATAATTAATACCCCGTTTCCGTTGTACCGAACGCCCACGCACCGTAGGACGGCAGCAGCATTCCACCATGCTTTTGCACGATTCGCATGAGCTTCACTTCCTGCTTGTTGCAGTCATCCAGAAACAGCATAAATCCCATACAGCCACGCTCTTTAGCTTCCGCCAGTATTCGTCGGTAGGCTAACATGACCCAAGACTTAGGAGCACTCGGGATGGCGGTAATCCGAAAAAGAAAAAGTATTCCATGCACGTTAGCGGCGAGCACCTGACCAACAATTTCCCCCTCGTATTCCGCGACCCACTGCCAGTTGTAGTCAATCGGGAAAAGGTCAAGACTCCCCATCAACTCAGGTGGCAACGTCTCGCCCTCTTCCCTGTTGCGAATTGTGATTGTGCTCAGCATTTCAGCTTATGACGAGCGCAGCCCCGACTGGCTTCTCCACAACTTCATGGTCAACACTCGAGATTTCCGTTGGCCCGACAATCGACAGCGTAGCGTGGAAGTTCTCTATCGTCCTCATCAAGTCCACGCGAGCCTCAAACTGGTTCGCTCCCAACGGCCTTATCCCTGCCGTAATCGTCAAATCATCACTCCCGTTGTAGGTTGGAATCACGCTGACGAACGGGTTCGATGACACGCCACGAATCACCAGCCGCCTGAAGAACGTTCTCTGGCTTCCACCTTCCGCGTACACTTCCGCAGTCCTGAATCCGCCCCGAACTTTGCCATCCACTGCACCAGCATTGACCGCTCCTGAGTCCCAATCTTGGTCCCCTGCCTGCCAGCGTCTCGTAGCTCCATCTGAGTACCCTGCCATGACGGTAATTGGGATGGTTCCTACCGCCCTAATCTGCTTCATCGTGGAAATCAGGAATGGCAGGTCAACTATGGCCCAAGCCTTCAGAACCAAGTCGTAACAAAACACGCGGCTTAACGCCCCACCAGCAGAAGCCGGAGCGCCTGCGGTCGTTGGAGTCGCATTCGTAATGCTGACTTGTGTCACCGAGCCTAGGACCGAGACGTAGTACGATTCTCCCCCTGGAGATGAGCCGATATAGACTCGCCACGTAACGAACGCCCCAGCATTCGGGAAAGTGACCAGCAAGTATTGCGACTGGTTGAGAAACGCCCCGATGAGCACCTTCTGCTCCGCAGTAATCGTGGCACTGCCGTCACTGTTCATGCCTTGAACTTTTATGTAATAGATTCCATTGGTGAACACAGGCCCAGAAGTCCTGACTCCCTGAGCCGTGAACGGGTAATTGGTCGATGAGGCATTCGTTCCCTGAATCGGACACGCGCAAACGTACATTGGCGGGTTGGCTACCTGAGCGCCTTTCGAGAACCATGCAAAGTTCCAATCCACAGGAACAATATCCGGCTCCCCGCCGAAGATGTAGGGCCTGACTTCCTCACTCACCACCTTGTCGTAGAGTCCATCAAAGATGGCAAAGCCCAGATGCGTCAGCCGAATCAGGCCAAAACCGGGAAGATACTGAATGGATCGGCCAGCAGAGCACCCCATATCAGTCTGAGCCTGCTGAATCGAGAAGTCTGCCGCCCCAAACACGCCATTGGTGACGTAGGTGCTAAAGTCCTTAAATACAGCAAGTTGGTTCGTGGTAGGAATCCCTGCCGCCGCCACGGCAAACGACTTGATGCCTGAAATCTGCTGCCCATCGTCTCTAGCAACTTGAGCCGCATTCAGCGGATTCCATGAATTCGGGTTGTTGGCATCCGACATTCGGATAGCCGACGGCCCGTCTAGTTGGTCAGCACTGATTTGTGGAGCCGTATTCGCTACCCAAATCGACCCTGCATAGACTTCCACATGCGCTGCCCCACGCGGAGGCGGGGAAGTAGAAACCTGCCCTGCGTTCTTCCAGATGATTGTTGACCCTGCACCATCCCCAACGGTCTTATTCAGCGTGGCAGGCCACGTAGGCGCTGCTGTGGGGTTAGTTAAACCGCCTTGGACGGCGGTAAAAACGTAAGCAGTGCCTCCCACGGTCGCCTGAATCGAGTCGCCTTGGTTGAAAGCCAAATTAATCGCCCACGCTGGATAGGTAGCCGTGAACGTGTTGACGATTTGGATGGTATTCGCGTTCGTCCCGTCAGAAGTGAACGGAGACAGGCCATTTCCCAAGGCCAGAAACATCAGATTGGCGAACTGGATGATTTGAGGAATCGGGCTGATATTGCCTGTGATTCCTCCAGCCGGCGTAGGTGGCTGATTCCCGCTGGTTGGAGGGTGTGCCCCGCCTCCTCCTCCCCCGTATCCCCCTGGAGTATTGTCCTTGGGAGGAAGCCAATCCGCAGGGAAGGTAAACACAATGTTTGCAGCGCCATAGGTTCCGGGAGGCATTTGCTGGAATAGGCTTACCTGTGTGCTATTTATCCCTGGAGGAACCGCAGCGCCTAAATTAGCGTCAGGAACGTTGTCGATGTAACTGTTTGTTAGGATTGGAGTTGGATTGACCAAATGAACCAGCGAGCCGTTTGCCGTCGTCCGGTAGACGTTGTACCCGATAGCGTTGGTTACGGCAGTCCACGTCAGACTTTCTTTATGATTCGCCGCCAACGCAGTGCTTGACCCTGCCGACTGCGTAGTTTCCCCTCCAGCGCCGTCCAGAGCCGTCACAACCCACAGGTACGAGCCAGCCGAGAGCAAGCCTCCAGCCCCACCATCAACCGCTACGAATCCTGTCGGAACACCAAGATGCGTGTTGTAGTCCTTCCTGAGCAGGTAATAAGCGTTTGGCAACCCAATAGGTTCGTACAGGAACAACTCCATAATCGGACCGATGTTGTCAGCCAGCGGGTGCATCGCGTTGTCGAGTTGAGAAATCAACTGCGTGCCATCACACGTCAACCAGCCTCCACGCTTCGTTAGCACCATGTTGGAGACACGCGGGACGGTGTTCTTAGGCTGTCCGAATGTCGAAAAAGCAGCGGACACGCCCTTGAACCACTTGCTCTGCCCCTGATTGCGAAGTGGACTCATGGAATAATCACGCCCCCGAAGACGGTCCCCAAATTATAGGTCTGCTGGTTGTACCCTCCGCCAGCCTGAATCTGTCTCGGCCCTGCCACAATCCTGTTCGCCTTCAAGTTCATCACTTTTGCCGTGAACTCCTTCATCATCCCGGTCGCTTCCTGATACTGCTTCTCAGCCTTGAGGAAACGCGCCTCTAGGTAGGTAATCATCGCCTCTTCCCACCCAGGAGCCAGCGTGAACGTAGACGCCGCTGCGCCTACCGAGTAATCCGATGGCACCCTCCAGCCAGAAATCATCAAATTCAACTCCGTTACCGCTGTTCCGTCAGGCCACGAAGCCGCAAGCGTACCGCTCATGCCGCGAGTTAAACCTTGCAGCGTTCCGCCTTCGTTGCCCGCAAACTCCACAATTTCTGTACCGATTTGCGCTAAGCCAAAGCCGAGAACGAAATTACTTGTCGCCAACAATGCGGACGTGTCGCTAGGGCCTATCGAGCCATTTCCTGACAGGGTAGTCTGCCCAGATGTTCGCGACGGTTGCGGCCACAACTCCACAATCAAGCGATCCGACACCTGATTGACGGTCAGCGTCCCTGAAGTGCCCGTAACGTTGTTTCGCCTGAACACGTCATTCTTGTTCCCCAGATACAGCGGATAGCCGTCATACCATGCCGTATCAATCTTTTTCCACACTCCGTTCATGGTGTAAATCGGCTGTTCAACAACCGTTCCCACACCTCCGAAGTCCGGTATCCCGCCACACAGCGTTGACGCTGACTTAAGCCCATCGTTCAGCCAGCGATATAGCGCCGAAACGCTCACTACCCCACCATCCGAATCGGGCAAATACGCAGTATTTCTGGTCGGCGGAACTTGCGCTACCGCAACGGCAGGGTTGTACGCATACGGCAGAGAAGTGAATTCGTTGTACTGATTCTCCTGACCCGCTTGCGTGCCAATGTAAGCTCGCATCTTGGTCGCACCCAAAGGTATCCCGCCAGCAAAGTTTGCCGTGAACTGTAGCGTTTGATTGAACGCGACAACCAAACTCACCTCAGACGAGGCTATCGTTTCTCCCCACTGATTCAGTGCAGTCAGGACGATGTAGTAGGTGAATACAGGAAGCGGAGTAGAAGAAGAAACTGCGGCTATGCTGAAATTCGCAGTGACCGGAGGCGCAAGAGTCTGTTGAGGCAGGTCGGTGAAAAGCTCTCTGGCTCCGAGTAGCACGCTTCCGACAAGTGACATTGCATACTCCCTCGGTTAATCCATCGTAGACGCTGCGATAACGGTAACTGCCGCTTCAATAGCAGTCTTGTCGGCAGCAAGCGTTGTCATGTAGACCGACACGGCTCCATTGACGGCAAGATTCGAGATTACGTTGGCAACGTTCGACATGAACGAATCCACGCCCGTAGGATTGGAGCCAATCGGGTACTCAAAGAACGGGCTGCCCTGAATCGTAATCACGTTCGGCGCAGGAGTGATGTTCGTGCCTTCGTTCTGAATCCCGTTCCCAATCACCGTTCCCTTGAATCGAATCGTTGCCATGACCTACCTCCGCTTTGACGACTTGTTGCCCATCTTCGACAGGAAGCGATTAGCTCTGCCCTTGTACTTCTTGGATGCCTTTTTCATCGCTCCCTCCTGTAGAAAAGCCGGAAGCACTGGCTCCCGGCTTCCTCCACCATGCACGCACACACTTTGTTACCGAACGTCAGGGGCAGCAGCAACATTCCACATCAAATGTCGTTGTGTTGTTGACCACGTTGATTGCCACGTTGATGGAGTTCACGTTCAAGTCCGAAATCCACTCAATCACTTCGCAGTAGCTCTGACCGTTGGCCGTCTGCGCTGCATCCCCGGCATAGACTTGCTGCGTCGTGGTTCCGTCCGTCACGAGTATGTTCGTGATTTTTGTGGTCGCGTTCACGCCAATGGCGAGCGTCTGCACACGAATCTTTCCCTTGGTGAACGACGTAGGAAAGGCGTTCAACACCACGTTGGTCACGCCAGCAGCAACGGAGACGTTCAGGTTTGACACCGTTGTGCCAGAACCCATGCCGGGAAGAATTTGAGCAACTTTATTCACTATCGCCATTTCGAGTCTCCTATGCCCGCCTGACTACGTATTCCTTTTTGAGTTCATGTGCTCGCTTGAACAGTGCTTCACGAATATCCAAAACGTTCGCTGGAGTTTTGTGACCTCTACCACTGCCGCCGTGACGCGCAATAGTATTCACAAACGCGATAGCAACCTCAGCCTGTTCGCGCTTGATAATCAACCACGGCAGAATGCCAGTCAGAATCGCCAGCACCGCCTTACGTCCAGGTGACCACGTATAGTGAACGCGTGGCTGGCCCTGAATGATTCGCGGCTTACGCTCGTGAACTACTCCACCAAACACCGATTCGCACCACATCGGCAAGCGAAAATCGTTGTTGCAGATATACAAAGCGCAATGAGACTGAACTTGCTTCTCGCTTCGTGTTCGCGGAGTTTTGTTAACACGCCTGAAATCCACCGAGATGCACCCCTCCCCATCCACGAAGGCTGCGAGGCGTGCCCAATCAACATCTGGAATCAATTTGTACTCAGCGTTTGTCATCAGCGCATTATACTCATGCTAACTACATAGTTACATTACGCCGTGATATTCGTGAGTTTCACGAGCATACGCGGCGAGATGCAACTGAGCTGAAAAGTGAGGTACAATGTTGACACCAAAACCCTTTGGTTTGTTGGCTTTATGAATGGGTCAACATTGAAGTAATCGGCCTCATGGAAACACGGAAACACGTATTTACTATTTAGGAAATAGGCAGTGTTCGGCTGCGCTGCCTGCTCGAACAAATCCGGTACAACGATGGCGTTGTTGAACAGGAAGTGATTCCTGAATCCAACCTGCAACGCTTCCTCATCCTGCATTCCCTGACCGAAGCGAATCTCCGTGGTGAATGCGCCTTTGAATCCAGCGTAACGTTGCTGAGAAATTGTCATTAAGTCAGGCTCGTCGTAACCGAATACGACTGTCTGATACGCAGTCTCAGCGTTGGTCGGAGTCAGCACACCGGAGCCGTTAGAGACGTTCGCTGCTGGCTGCCAGAAAGCATTCGCGGCTGCTGAGCGGTCGATGCCTGCGATGACGTTCGTTGTCGCTCCAGCCCACGAATCAATGTCGTCAATGTCGTTGGTCGTGTTCTGCGGCGTGGTGTGCCACAGAGCGCGTGAGAGCTTCGTAAGGAACGATGCTGACGCGACTTGATACTTCGCCTTGATGATGTCGAGATTCCCTGCTCCACCGCGATTCAGAATGATGTCGGTAATCGGGATGACGATTGGCTGTCGGTACGGACGCCACTGTTGGTTCGCCGGCTGAATTGAGTCCACCACGGAGGTATCGAGCAACTGGTCGCCGTAGTACGCGCCCCCTGGGAGTTCTTCCTGATTGATTTCAGGGAAGATTAACTCGCCAGCTCCAAACTTCTTGCCTTCACGAGTCAGTGCCCAGAACACAGGCGATGGCTTGAATACGTTGTCACCGAGGACCGGGACAATGTATTTCTGAGAAATTGCGTTGACCGTATTCGAGAGCTGAACCGGAGGAGTTGCGAGTCCGAGTCCAACTACGCTGTTAGCCATTGTGTGCTCCTTTTGCTAGTTCGAGGCGCGACCCGCCATAATCCCAGACCACAATTCCGTGTCGTTGGCCGCATCCTGCAATACTTGGTCGAAAGACTTGGTTCGTCCCTTATCGTCCTTGAACGACTTCGGCGTAGCTCCGCGAGGTCCAGGAGAGTTGCTTCCCGGCTTCGGCAACGAGGATGCGAACTGCTCATCTTCCAGTTCCTTCTTGAGCTTGATACGCTCTGCTTCCCGCCACTCATCCTGCCGGTATTCGGAGGTCATGTCCTCTGCCGCCTTGCGAAGATTCAGCCGGCCTTTCGAGTCCTTCAAGCCTTCCTTTTCCGCGTGCTTCATCACGTCTTCGAGCTTGATTTTGTCCTTCGCCTTCGCTGGAAGTTTCGGCTCGATTTTGTCTGACCACTGGTCGCCGTACCAGTCATCGAGGTAGGTTCCGAGCATGGGCTTGAGAATCTTTTCCTTGGCTTCGGAGAGTTGTCCTTCAAGCGTGCCGACTTTGGCCTTCAGCGCATTGAATTCCTTCACCATCGGAGCCAGCAATGGGTCGTCTGGGTCGAGGCCGGTGTCTTCCGCGACTTGGCGTTTGGTAATCTTCGGAGCCTTTCCTGCCAGCGCTTCCTCTGCGGTCAGGCCAGTCAAGGTAAGGTACTTGTTGAACATTTCGTAGACGCCATTCGAGGCGGTTTCGAGTTGCTGCTTCTCTTTGGCGAGAGCTTTCTCTTTCGCGGTCAACTGCTCAGTGAGAGCGCCTTTGGTTTCTTTGTCGTAGGCGCGCGCTTCTCCGAGTTTTAACGTTTGACCATCTTTCGTGGTGATTACAACATCATCAGGAAACGCAGTAACGTCAGCCAAAATCTCTTTCCAAGAAAGCATTAGATGGCTCCTGACTGTGGCTCACCGCCTCCGGGATTCTGTGTCGGATTCGGCATGGCGGCGTTGTTAGCAATAGGTGGACGTACAGACGCTTGCGTGGCTGCGCCCTGCTCCAGAGCCTTAATCATCGCGTCCAGCGACTTTTGAGCAGAGGCTGCATGGCGTGACGCTTCGGGAATCGAGAACGCAGTTCGCACGTAAATCTGGACTAGCATCTGCTTCAACTGCTTGGCCGACTTCAGTAGCAAATTCGGGTCAGCGCCTTGGAGTTCGGAGAACTGAGAGGCTAATTGGCTGTCAGCGGCTTCCGGCGCTGCTCCACCTTGGCCCTGAGCGAGCCTCTGCACAAGCTGGCGAGCCATCGAGGACTGCATGATTGGATTGGCCGCGCCTGCCACTATCGGCCTCCACCACGATTGCCGCGCTTCGGAAGGCGCTTTACGCGATGCGGAGCATGACGCTTCACCATGCGCTCTTTGAACGGGAATGTCGTAGGTCGCAAATGATTCTTGCCGCCACGATTGTGCTTGTTAGCCATACGCCCTCCCTAGTCGTTGCCCAACTTGCCCATCTTCTTCGAGTTGGATGGGATGAACTTCAACGGGTCGTCAGGGGCCATTACCGGGCTGTTATTTACGGCCGGTCCAGGTTCTTTCTTCGGCCTCGCAACTGTCAGCGGACTCTTCAAAATCTTGTCATCGAAAGCGGTGCCCATCTTATTCGGCATGGTGTGACTCTCCTAAGAGTGCAGGATGAACAGGAGCAGCCCGGAAGCCGCTCCTGCCTTGCGGAATCCGCTAATAGCGCCGTGACATACGCCGTCTACGACGACGCCCTCCACGGTGTGCCATGATGCCCTCCTTCGCTATCGGCGTTGATGAGACGTGAGCGATGGCGCGAAGGCCAGCAACTTTCGCTCACACTACGGCAAGTTATTTTCTCTTGCCGCCCTTGTGATGCTTACGACCTCGCTTGCGGGCCATCAGGCTACCTCCTCTGTTAGGCGTTGTGACCTTACATCGCCGTAAGTCTCAAGCAGTGAACTTGCCTGCCGTTCGAGCATTTGGAAGTACGATTCGTCGTCTCTGTACCGCTCGCGGTCGCTGCGATGCACTTGAAACGGTACACACAGCTTTCCGTCTACCGCACAGCGAATCGTAATCCAGCCGTCTCGGGGTTCAGGATGCTCAAGAAGCTCGAAACTACGGCTCACGTTTGGAGATTGCAGGTTTGGTGCGGAGAAAGTAAATAGGGTAGTTGCAATTTTCGCGAAGATGCGAAAGTTAATAGCGGAGTTTTTTCATAGTGTAAGCAGTGACTTGTATCCAGATTCTCCCACCGATTTCCCTACGAGTCTGAATCGAGAATGCGTGCAGCGTACCATCGGATACCCATTCATACACAGTGCGCAGCGGACGATTGACTAACGCAGAGAATTCCTTCACGGATAACCACTGCGGGGCACTTTCAGTGTTGATGGGCTGAGTGCTCATTTTTTGTTCCCCTTCGTCTTCGCCAGAGCTGCCAGTTCCATCTCGCGCTCTATGCGGTCTGCTACCCCTCCAGCATCCGGGAAGTCCAAATGCTCTAGGCCAGTTCGCGTATCCATCATGCCGAGTTTCTTGAGTTCCGGCACCATGCGCTTAATCATCATCTGCGACATTGGACGCAGGCTGGCGTCGTCCAGTTCGACATCGTAAATGTCGTGGCGGCTCAGCAGTCCCGGCCACTTCACGATTTCCCGTCCTGACTCGCCATCGTACTGAACTGCCTGCTCGCGCATGAATTTCCCAATGAGGTGAAACTGCGTCCAAGCAATGCGGTAAAACGCTTCCGCATGAAGTCGTCCACGAAGCTGAGTTAGACCTTGCGAGCGAATCACCGACTCATCAAATAGTTCAGGAGAAATGTTTCCTGCTCCTGGCTTGCCAGAACGAGCGTCAGTGAAGCCTTGCAATTCTTTTTGCTTGTCGAGTAGTAGTTGCGGATACTGCGAGAATTGTTGTGGGAAAGGAGGAGGAGCGAGAATCTTTACACCATCAATCGTGTTGGCGTTGACTACCTGGACTTCTCCCGGCATCCCGCCATAGGCGTCAGGGTCGATTCCCGTTCGTTCGTCAATAAGTGTAATCCCGTTGTTGATGCGGATAGCATTCTCGAAAAGCTGTGTCCAGAGTCGTTCAGAAACGTTCTGAATATCGCGGGAATACCTAACGGCAGGGACCGCCCAGATACCATGCAAGGGAACGGTTGACCAGAACGGGACAATGGGGAAACTTTTGAGAGGATAGGGATTATCACCATCTTGGAGTATCTGCCCTTCGCAGTCAACAATGAGCCGGTTGTTAGGATACCGCCACTCAAAGTCCGCAGGAACTATAGCGCCTTCTGGGAGCTTCTTTTCCTCGATTTTCAGCCGCGTGGAGTCTTCGCAAAAGCACCACCTTACCCGCACTCGATTGTCGTTTGGTATGGACCGATTATTCGGTAACCCAGGAACCATCGACATTGGCCCTTGCGGCATCTGGAATCCATAGCCGGAATCTCCAATAGCGGGGCTAACACTTCGTCCTGCCACTCTTGGCTTGACTCCGGCAGAAGTCTTGGGCCAGCGTTTCCGTACCCGGTCCAGGTGCATGTAATCTTCGAGGATGACATAAGACCAATCCAGCTCATACGACGTAAACGGGTCGCAGTCAAACGTCCGTGGGTCCCTCATTTTAGCCCACGTGCCACCTCTCCCGCTTCTCATGTCAGGGTCATAGCCAATCTGAATCGGCGTCATCCCGGTAAACATCGAGGAGAGAATGGCGAACATCGAGTGATAGTTAATCTTCGACCGTCGCCACTCCGATTGCAGGACTTTTTCGCGTTCTTCTTCGCGCTTCGAGGATTGCGTGTTGATGATGTAAGGGCGAGGCGCGACTTCCGTTAAATCGTTGGCCTCGCGCATCATCAAGGTTTGGAGTTCAGGAGTGCGAATCAGCGGACGGAATGAAGGCAGTGGCCCACCGGAATCGGTTAGCGCGTAGAATGCTTCCATGTCCTCGTACCAGCGTTCCCCGAGGACTTGATTTTTGTGGTCTTTGGAAAGTCTTTGCCACTCTGAAATGTGGGATGACAGTGGGTTTTCTGTCTCCACAGACTTGCGAGATGTAACGACATGCAGGTTAGCCATTACTTCCGCTTTCGCGTCTTGCGCCTATCCTTGCCGATGCCCAACCGTGTTCCCTTGCGTACGGGCCGCTTCTGCTCACGGCGAGACATTTCCTCTTCGGGCCTACCGTAGTCAGAGCATGGAATCGGCGTCGGATTCATAGCACTCCTGCAATCGACAGGCAATCAGGCGCGCAACTGCAACATTCATCGCACATGCAACACACATTACACCACTGATAAATCGGCCACATCTCCTCACATACTGAACACATCAAGCGCCTCTGCGACCATAGGCCAACGGTGCTTTCCCATCGACAGTCGTACCCGCTAGGGCTAGACATTACTGCCGCTTCCGATTGCGCATGTAGCGGCTCAGCACCTTGCCCTTGCCCGACTTGCCGCTAGGCATCTTCCCCTTGTGGGAGAAGTTCTTCCTTGGATTTCTCATTTGTTGGCTCCGCGTTCAACCATTGTGAGAAGGCATCGGCCATCGTCATCTTGCCTTCGTCCCCGCCCTCTTTCAGATGCGATTGCAACTCTTTCACTCGCTCATCGAGTTCCTTCGCAGTATAGATGCCGCCATCGACTAGCGTGCGCTGATGTTTTCTGAGTTCCAAAAGAAAGTAGCGGTAGGACTTTGAGGCAGATTCTTCGTCGTAGATTCGGGCAAACTCGTTGCCGATTTTCTCGTACAGCGTAAGCGCTTTGTTGCGGACGCTCAGCGCCTTTCGGTTCTGAACGGATACAGCCCGGACTCCACTCTCTGTTTGCGCTCCGTCTCCGTTCTCTGCTTTTTCTGACGCTGTTCCCGCTCCTGCTCCATCAGGTAAAGACGTAGGTTGTCTTCGGTCGATACTCGGGCTGGCGGGATTTCCTGTGGCTCCTCGGTTGGCGTACTCAACGGCGGCTGCGACTTTCGCGGAGAAGTTTTCGGAGCTGCCCATGCAGGAGGCTCGCTAACTACATAAAGGTCTGTGGTTCTTGGACCTAAACGTAGCACAACTTCCGTCAGACTGTCATTAGGAAACCGCGTCAGAACTTGGTCGGTGACCGCGAGAATATCGTTTACCTTAATGCGAATCTCCCCGCCCTGCTTCTTCACAATGGCCGCAAGCAAGTTCAGCAGATAGCGGTCTGGTGCCATGCCGGCACTCGAAAGGGGGTACGGAAGTTCATTCATTTTCGCACGGGCAATCTAGTCCGACTGCCCAATAATGCGTGCAGCAGAAATAGTTTCCAGTAGTATAAAAATGAAATCTTGGCAGTTTCACTGGCACCCCTCGGCCCAGAGAGTCATATACCATCAGAGAGCCTTGCGGAAAGTGAGCGCACATACCAGCAGTGTTCTGCTTGCCGCAGGAGCAGAGAAGCATTTCGTATTTCCTGCCGTCCGCCGTGCTCACCATGCTACGCCGGCTTGTCGATGACAGCCTTTAACGCGACTTTCAAGTCCGCCGCTTTCTTTGTGGCCGCTGTGGCTACCTGCTGCGCTCCAGCGAGCGTTTGCTGTGCCACGGTTACCGCATGTTGGGCCTTTTCCAGTTCGTCCAAGGCTATCTGGTAGTTATTGGAAGCATCGCGTAGGTCTTCGCTGTTGCTCATAGTTTCCCTCCGTGGGGAATATTAACCGATTCCAGAACAGGCCACACAGAAAATTCGCTGACTAGCATATCGTCGTAGTAAACCACCATAGCTCCGAAGAACCGCCAAGGTTCCCCTCGCCTTTTGTCTGCCAATATCACGGCCTCCAAAGCGCGGTACACATCAAGTCCGCACCGAATCTGTTTCGGCTCTTGATTGCCATACGAATTGCTCATTTGCACTTCTATAATCTCGGCAATGTTCATCGCTTACACTCCGTCAATTAAGGACTTCTTTTTCGCTTTCTCGTTGTAAATCCGCAGCTTGTTCAGATGATTTGTGCTCGTCCACCCAAACAAGCCAAACGCATTCGTCTCTGGACTCTCCATCCACTGCACCCCTTGATGATTCTCTTTGTCCTCCGTCAGCTTTTGCGACATGCGGTCTTCGTGAGAGCCATGCGGATAGTGATGGTCCTGCATTGCGGCCCAACCGAGCAGACCAGCCATCATCAAATCGTCGTGGCCCTTCACTACTGTCCAGCGCCAACCCATTTCCATTTTGCACTTGGACATCTGCGTGACTAATTCTTGGTCGTGCGGGAAACATTCTTTCCGCCGTAATGAAGTTCTAAATAATGCGAGAGCGCGCTGTCGGCTTCGTTCTGTTGTTTCCCATCCGAGAGAAGTACGCGGCTTTTTATCAAAACGGTCGTCGCGGCCAAGCCATAAATATTGCCCGGGATAATGCCATCGATCGCGGAGTTCTCGCAGCACAATGTATCCCCATCCTCCGGTGATTTCAACATTGACCATCGCCTTTCCGTACATTCTTCCAATGTAATTAACAATACTGCCGAGAATTTCTGGTCCAACGTGAGCCGCATAACTGAACGCTTGGTCACCAGTCTCCGCATTCCAGCCAACCATCGCAGAAAAATCTCCCGACTCCAGACCCTTGCTCGCGTCCACGCCCACGTATACATGCTCGCCTTCTTTCGGCCACTCAAATATTTTCAGCGGACCTTCTCTTGCCTCTTCAAATTCCAGTGACCAATCAGTCGAGAGCGGGACCATACGCATGTGCGTAATCGGTTCTCTTATGTGGTCCTGCGCCATCTTCATTTCCTGGAAGTCGAAGGCTGGATTTCCGGTGCTAATAAATGCTTCATCTGGCGTGTTGTGAGAGGCGATTCCATTCGCACCGAAGACGTGTTCTTTGTGGTCTATCGAGAGGTCGTACACTGGATGGAGGCCAATGTTCGTTACCTGCACCACAGTGTCTTCAAACGTAATTTGCTGGAATCGGCGTGAAAGCGGGACCACTTTACGGTGCCTGTTTTTCTTTCGTTCGCTCAGGAATCCAATCTGCTCGTTGAACTCCACTGACTCCCGCAGGCGCAGATTAATATTGTTGTCCATGTAGTGATACCCACGGTCATTCACTACTGGTCGGCTCGAAATTTTGGCTGTAATACCGAATCCCAGAAGCAGCAATTGGATTTGCTCAAGGAACTCGATGTGTTTAGAAAATAACTTTATTCGGTTGTCCTTGTAAGCATTGAAGCCATCCGCCTCGAACAGCCCAGACAGAAACTCTTTGACGATGTGCTTCGGAGACTTCCAGATGCAATCTGGCACACAGACCCTTCTGTGCGGTTTGTCTTTATGATAAATACCGAGTTTCTTCATCAGGTGACGAAAGTAGACACTGCCGACACGGACCTCCGTACACCCTTTGTTTGGTCCAGTTTGCCTCTGAGTTGAGTTCCCAAATAATTTTCGTTGATATGCCGCGACCCACTCCACCAAATCCACGTCTTGCCCGAAGCACGCAATAGACACGATGCCATCCGTGTAGCAACCGTCGCCCATGAACACGCCGAGAAAGCGTGCAAAGTCTGGCGTAATTTCTATTTCTGACTTAACATCGCATGGCTCGTTCCACCTGACAGTCAGTGGCGTATCAGCAAAGCGCGGCGGTAGCAGGCGGAGTTTTTTATTCAGTGTCTTTTCTAGATGTATAAACGTGCCGTCCGCCAATTGCACAGGATGATCCAATGTGCCTCGAAGAACTCGGCCTTGCTCAGTTCTTATTTCGCAGCACTCCTTGAAGCCAGTCATCCCGCATGACGTGACTGTACCCAATTCGGAAATGTCTCCTGGCACAGCATCGCGTATTTTCACGATTCCACGATTCGTACCAACCAGGGTATCGGCCAAAAGGCACGCGGGATACTCGGCTCTCCACGTATAAATTGACCCGCCGCATTTCGTCTCCAACGTCTGACGATGCCACGCAATCTGTCCTTTCGTAACCTTGAACTCGGCACAAAGCCACTTCTCGTAGTCATCTGCGGGAGCGTCTGGGGCGAGTGAATCTGGGAGAAACGAACCTGGGTCTTCGTACCAGGGAAGAAAAATTGGCATGAAGTCGTTTTGCCCGTCTACGGCGGCATTCCAATAATCGTAATAAGCCTCCCCTGGCCCCTCCATCCCATTCGCCGTCGTCTCAATCGCCACAATGTTGTCTGGGTCTTTCGATGAGACGGTGTTGAGTAGCGCGATAAACGAATCCGCCCCTGGGTAGAATGCCGCCTCTGTGAGATGAAGTCCGTTGAGCGTCAATCCGCGTCCGCTAATAACAGTTTTGGCTGTAGCTCTGCGAAGCGTGGACACTCCTCCAGAGTGAGGGAAATAAATCTCACGCTGCGTATGCGGCGGCAATGTGAACGGCAAGCACAACGAAAACTCTGTTACTTGCGTGAACAGTTCTTTTGCCGTCTCTCCTAGCTGCGCGACAATCATTCCTTTGCAGTTCCGCTTCTGCAACTGCTGCGCCATCAGCAGAGAGAGCACCCACGTAGACACCCCGAGCCGGCGACTTTTCAGGAACACGGCCCACAGAGGCTTCTTCTGTTCCTGCCGTTGGCGCACCATTCGCATTATCTTTTCTTGGGATGGGTTAAAGCGAAACGGTTTTTGCGCGCCGGTATCGCGGTCCTTGATAGTCAGTCGATTACACAAAGCCGCAAAATGGTCGAGGTTCAGCATTATTCCTTCACTTCGTAAATCCTGATAGCGTCATCCATCGTGTGATTGCTGGAGGTCATCACAGGAATAATTGGAGTGCCGACTGGCAGTGGCCCTGGAGTGGAAAGAAACGCATCCAAGTCCACACTAGCAGGGTCAATGAAGACGATGTACTTTTTCTTGGCGTCTATCTCGAATGCCTTGCCAACTTCCAGACCTTTAGCAATCACAGGAATGCCCGCGAGTGGAGCAAGCGACTTCAGCAGTTCTCTCCGATTCATGGCGTCGTCCATTTTCCAATAGCGTTGTAGCATTTCCAGCACAGGGATTTATCCCCAACTCTCACCAATTGGATGTACGTTTTCGGCTTCTTGCAGCAGTCGCACAACGTCATCTCTTTCACAACAAGCACCGTCTCGGTCATAGCGTCTCTCCCGTCTGCGCAATGGCCGGAATATTAAGTTCGTACTCATATTGGCCAATGTGCTTGCTCACAATCCACGGACATAACCAAGTTGTTCCGCCGATTCTTTTCCACGTTCTAGCGAAATACCAGTCTTCGCTGAGGTGGATGTGGTCTTTCGGGTCAATCGGGTCCATGAAGAATGCGAATGCCTTGCGAGTCTTCATTTGCGGCAGTTCTTCGTCTACGAATTTGTACCATTGAATTGCCTTGCGGGAAATCATCTTGGTAAACACGTAACGCGGTATAAGCATAATTCCAGTGCCCGATTCGAGCACCTTAATCGGCTTGCGCCACGACATGTTCGGGACAATAAAGTTTGCTACTACGCTGCCACCGTAAGTGTTCATGAGTTCTAGCGGATACTCTTTTTTCTGCTGACATACCTTCGCGATACGTGCCCAATTTATCCCTTTTTTGGCATAAGGTGCACACACAATCCCTCTGTGCTTCTTGGAAATTAGCAGCATGTGCAATACATCCTCTGCTTTGAGCCAAATGTCAGCATCGAGGAACAGCAAGTCCGTATAGTCGGATTGCAGAAAATGGCAGGCGATTTTGTTACGCCCTCTCGTGATGAGCGATTCGTCCATCTGCCCGCTGAACTTGTGTGTCACGCCAAACTTAGTAAGCAGATGCGTAAGAGAGAGGCACAGAGCACGATGCTGACCAGTACATTGCGCCCCATACATAGGCGTCGCGATTTCCAGTTTCCTCTTCCGTAACCATTTCTGGTCTGTGGTGCTCACGGTGAAGCTCACAGTGCCTCACGGTAGAACTTCATGATGCCGCGATTTGGACGCCACGATTCGTCCGAATAGCATTTCAGGCCAGCGTCAATGAGTAAGTGTCCACAGCGGTAGCGGTCGGCAGGGGAGTGCCATTCGAGCATGATGGCCTTTACTTTCCGCAGGAAGGAGTAGCCATGCAGGATAAAGTATTCCGAGCCTTCCGTATCTAGTTTGATGATGTCAGCGTAGGGGAGATTATGGGCAGAGACGCATTCCACGGTGAAGCCTGTTGTTGCCTGCTCGCCTAAATCGTACAGCGAGCTTTCCCCGGAATTGTTGCGGCCTTTGCGCAGAAACATCTTGCCACTGAGACGGGAGACAGCAACGTTGTGCAGTTCCGCGAATGAGCAGTTGGCTTGGAGCACGGTGAAGGATTCGGGATTCGGCTCGTAGCAGTCAATCTTCGCTCCCGGCCAGCGTTCTTTGGCCCAGACAGCGAAAGCTCCGTAGTGCGCTCCGAGGTCGAGGATACGTGGAGATTTGAGCGAATCTAGTTCCTGAATAGGTACGCTGTACTCCCCAGAAAAAACGCGGTCGATATGTAGTTGCATATCAGAGTCAGGGCAAACAAACTGCTTCTTGGTGGAAATCATACTGGCGGCTTCGTTCGTGGATTCATGTCAGAGGTCATTCCAGAATCACTGATGCCTTTGACGCCATGCGTTTTCTGATTCTCCAGCGCCACGCAGGCAATCTGGCAGAAGTATTCGTTGTTCACGAGCTGCGTTACCGGGTCGCGTTTAGGCCGTATCAGTGCCCACTGCTTGTTGGCTTTCTTCGCTCCTCCACAAGTCTTGCAACGAGACTGAGAGTCGTCTGCCGTGATGCGCTGATTCAGAGCATAGGAAGCTATCTCGCAGTTCTTACGCATTCGGGCTAGGAGCTTCAGTCCTTCTTCCACTTCCACGCCGCGAGTGAAGAAGCGTCGTACCTCTTCTTCGGTAGCGTCTTCCGATGACCAGCGAGCGCGAGCAGCTTCTGAGCGTTGTTCTATAGCGGCAGGAGTGCGAGTGTAGCTCCGCTTCGGCTTGGCTTCCTGCTGCATTGCCAGTTTGGCAGCTTTATTTGCCGCACGAGTTGCTGCTGCCTTGGCTCTTACAGCAGGGTCGGACATGGGCCATTTCTTTTGTGGAGCTTCAACGGTGTCGGTCAATTCTCCTCCTAGCAAGCCAACATTGGAACGCTCTCAGGCGCAACTCTTACAAACTCCCGCAGCGCCTTATCGCACTCAGGGCAGAGTAAGATAATCGTTCCGTCGCGGTCGGACCATTCTTTCCAAGCGCTCGGCTTCTCGAAATATCCGTTCTCAGTCTTTTTCTTAACCGTCACGAATTTGTCGCATCGGTCACACGTGCACAGAAGTTGTTCTTGCTGCGGCATGATAATTATTCCTTCTCCAGCGCCTCTGCATACGCCAGCAGTTCATCTTCGCTGAATCCAAACAGCGGTGGCCCGTCATGGTCTACGCCTTCGCCTTCCGGCAGGCAGGCTTTCAAGTCTTGCTCTACAGCCTCTACATCATGCTCCAATTCTCGCAGCAAACGCTCAGGAACGTCGATTCTAGGGAAAGCGGAGGTCGAGAGCCATCGTCCATCTTCGGTGAGCGTACAGTCAACGGAAGCGGCTCTGGCATCGGTCTGGTAGCGATACGTGAGCGGGCCAACGGTGATTTCCTGAGTCTGGAGTTCGCGGACGATGCGCTCCTGATTGGCAGCGCGGAACTCGGAGCGCAGTTCGTGGAAGCTACGTTCTTCGTCAGGATGCGGGATACGGATTGTGTTCATCTAGCCGTCCTCAGTCGCCAATTTAGTAGCGTTACCCATATTTCGGGAGTTGGAAGAGCCGGAGAATCGTCTACTCTAATCCGTGCTTGGCTGTATTCCATAAGATGTGCGTCGAGTTCTAGCACCGTTCCCAAGATTATGTATTTGGAATACGTGCGGTCTATCACCTCGATTTGGTCGCCTATTTTCGGGTCGTCGGTCATCGTAATTTTGGGGCCAGTTCGGTTGCGGTGCCGTCTACACGCCATGACGCGTCTAGGAAGATTGCTACTCCGGCCCCATAAAGTAGGTCTTCCCGCAACCAACTATCACTCAAGCTCAACTAGTTTACGCAGTTGTTGCAGTTCGTAATCTTTCGGCTTTTCTTCCTCAGCCATCTTCCAGCACCCAGGAAATTCCTTCGTTTTCCTCTTCTGGCAAACACCGCACTCCAACATAAATACGGTGTACGACAGAAATGCGTCAGCGCCGATATACTTCCACTTGTGCCGATGCCAGCCGAACATCTCAGCCCACCTCACGCATGATGATACGTCACTTTTTTGGCCACGTACCGATACCGCTGCTGCGCATGTTCTAGGTTTCGTTGCTCGTTCAGCCAGCGTGCTTGGTCCCATCCTTTTGGCCGTGTGATGACTTGCAACGCACACATTCCCTCTGAGGCACAAATTTCGCATACGAACGCGATTCTGTACTGGTCCTGATGGCTTACTTTCACTGCGCGGTCGCGGGGAACGCCGAATGGATGTTCAGGATTACGGCATGGTGGAGGCTTTAGCGCCATCAGCGGACACTCCGGCGCAACTCTTCTATATCCCCAGTGCGAAGATCAACCTCGTATATGCTGCGACGGTAAGCGCACTCCGCAAACATACACGTTACCTCTCGTGCATGACCGGCCTGAGTAAATACTTTCATTGGCTTTCCGCAACCTGGGCATATAACTTGAATGTGAACTTTCATCTTCCCCTCCGATGCCCAAATCTGCGAATCACTTTCGCTCCCTGACAAAGTGGACACGTACCCTGCGCTGCTTGCCCACCTTCCATGAGAACGCCAACTACTCCTGCGCCTCCACACCGCCCGCATGTGTCGGTCATGCCGGCCTCTGGCGTAACTGATTTCCGCCGCCTCACAACTTTCCCCTGCGGCGTCTCAGCTACCACCTTTAACTTCGGCTGCTCCGCACGCTCTGCCTGCTCTGCCAAGTCAATGGCATCCTGCATCGGGTCTGAGGATTCCGTTACCGGCTCCCGAATCTCTTCCTCTACCTGCTGCTGATTCCCGTTCTCCGAGAACGAAAATACTTTCATATCTGATGGCGTGATTACCAGAAGCGTCTGCAAATCAGGAATGAATTTGGCAATGTTGGCGGCAAGAAAATTATCAGCGAGGTCGAACAGACGGAGAGCGTAGGAACCTGGAGAAGTCCTATGCAACGTCAGGATCGGTGGAATTTGCGGCGAGCTAGGCATTGCACTCCAGTGATACGATTCTATCCATGTCTCCAATCCAGTGGCGTAAACCTACAGCTAAAGAACTGCTCCGCCTAAAAGCTATCGCACAACAGGGCGGACGACAGAAGTCAGAAGCCAAGCGTGAGGCGTTGCGGGAGAACCTAAAGATTGCACGCGCTGCACGATGGCCTGGACGAACACCGAAAACATGGTAGTCACTTCGTCTCCGCAATGAGGTTGACAAGTTCGACTTTTTCAGAATTCTTAGCTTCGTTTACTGGATACACAACCTTGTCATCAATTCGGTACGTCACCTTGCCAGGACACCCTGAGCGTACCTGAGCCGATTCGGTAGCATCGAAGGCTACCCTACCAGACTTTACTCCCTCCACAATCTGAGCACCGTCCGCCGTGATTTCAGTCCAACACCTTCCCTCAAAATCAATCTGGATAATATGGTCCACCGGAGGCTCAGGCACGACAGCAGGAACTGCTGGCTTGGGAGAAAGTTCGACCTCGTTTTGCAGAGAATGCAGCGCGGCCCAGAGCATGTTCACCCGCTGCGTATCGAGTTCCTTCACCCCGCCAATCTGAAGCGTGAACAGCACTCCGAAAGCCGCCACGAGAAGAAGAGTCCCAATCAACGGCAAACGCGACGGCTTAGTAACCTCTGCCGGAACGTACATCCTAACTGCTGACCTAACTTCCTCTTGCATCTTCGGATGCTGCTCCGCAAAGCACGTCATGACTACTTCCCTGACCGCTAACCGCTCTGCCACCGTCAGAGTCGGAGCCTCTGGCTGCTCCTTTAACCACGCCTTCAGTATCTCCCGAACTTCATCCGAGAACACGGGGTTCTGAATCACGTCCTCGACCGTAAGTGGTTTAACCTTCGTCTTCGTCGTAGAAGTAGCCATAACTAGCTCCTGCGTGAGGTGCGGCAAAGAACGCTGGCTGCCGCTTATCTTCTTTCCTCCTGGGATTCAAATCATAATTTTTTAGAGGATGACCGAGCGATGATAAAAATTCGACCCACCATCTTTCCCGTTTTAGAATCTCCGACTTTGGAGCCAATTCCAACAACAAACACCTTGCATAGTCCCCATACTTCGCCCGTTTTTCAACCCGCTGCAACCAGCGAAGTAATTTGGGATTCGAGACTTTTGCGAACCCTCTCCCACCAGTACGATGGTTGCAAGCTCTCATCAGCGGATCGACCGTCTGCCCAATGTAATGAATCCGGCACCCGCCTTCTCCAGTGTCGATTAAGCCGTAAATCCACTTGTATCCAGGAGGAGCCTTCTGCGTGCTCATGATTGCTCGTACCCATCTTTCACGTATTCCCGTTCGCGCAAGCCACGCTTCTCCAACTCCGACTCAACCCGTACAACTTTCCCCTTCGGCTTGTCCCACATCGGACTCTTGCACCCAGGACAGTTTCTCGGCCTCCCAACTATTCGTGGCTCCCAACAGTACCCGCATCTCACACAAGTCAATTCCATACGGTCATCATCATTAGCACCACCACGAAGCCCTGTAAAGAAATAATAATGATGACCTGTTGCCAACCTGTGCTACCATTTCCCCATGTTGCGCTGGATTACTCCCACCGAGCACTACCGTTCACTTCGGCAAGACTCGAATATCATGATGGTTCGCAGGCGTGCCATCTGGGCCAACCAAGACCCTGACCTCGCAGAAAAAAATTACCTTGCCAAAATTGCAGAAAATTCCCGGCCCACAAAATCTCACTTCGAGACGAGATGTCAGCATGAGACGCTCGAAAGTGCTTGACAAATAACAATCGCTTGTGCATATGATAACCTGTCCATTTAGGCAGGCACCCAAGACGCACCAACAGCCGTTACCCTCCCCTGCCGAGTTCAATTAGTTCCCACTGTGGTAAGTGTCTTTTTCCTGGCTAGCCACGTCACAGTTCTCCCTACCATAGCACAATGATGATGTAGCTTACACAGATTCTGGAAATATTATGAATGTGGTCATGCCCACCTCACTCCCCGTAGCCGCTGCTGAAGGCGGGTGCACGACTCGAGAGCAGAGCGAAGCCTCCGAGGAGGTACGGAGATGAATGCCGGCGTTTGTGGAGCTGTACGGGCCAATTGGCAGCGGATTAGCTGCGAATCTTCGGCTTAGTTCGCAGCGGAGGGATAACGCGGAAGCCGTGACGGACTTGCTCGAGGATGCGCATGGCCTGTAGCGTACGGCCTTTCCAGGACGCAGACTGTTGACCTGACACCGGCTTACCTCTAGGCGTCTGTAGCCATGAAAGGGCCTGTCTAGCGACCTTACGACGCTGGTCTCTGAGTTGCCGTGATGGCATGGAGATAATTGACGCCATGTCGGATTATGGCGCAATGCGCCTCAGTCTTGCAAGGGTTGTGGAAAAGTAGGGGAAGCGAGTTTAGCTTGCTTACGCTGGCGATCAGCAGTGAGGCAGGTTTGGCAGCGCCGTTTGGAGCGTTTTGCTAGCTTGCGAAGTCCGCAAACGGCACAGAGGCCACGCTTTAGCTGCTGTTTCTGCCAGGTTGCTTGGCGCGTCATGTGCTTACCTTAGTGGAGTGTCAAACGAAAGTCAAGCGAGAATAATTGCAGCGTCATACGAATTCGCTTGACACATTTATCTATTAGTGCAAGAATCCATGCATATCAAAGCTGCTAACCGAGCAGACAGGAGAGAATGAGATGGAAAAAGCGATCGCGAGTTATGTTGAGCAAGATTGCACGTTTGAGCACGCCGGAAGGAAGTTTGAAGCGGGCGGAGCGGTAGTCACAGACAAGTTCATCACAGCTTATCTAAAAGCCATGTGTTCATGGTCGAGTCACGAACACAGCGGCATTCTCACAGACTGGCATGGCAAGCAGATTGGCACGTATCGTGTGCTGTCGAGCTGGCCTATTCACTCGTTCATTACAGACCGCATGTATTCAGTGGAGTGCTTTGTCAATGGAGTGCGGTATGTGGGGCGGTCCGCCGGCGCTGGAATGGCAATCAACGCCAAACGGAGTCCGAAGCAGTAGTTTTAGCCCTCCCCTAATAGGGCTGTTTAGCAGTCAACTCGTACCAACCAACACGAGAGGAGCATGTATATGGAAACAGAACAGTTAGCCGACTTTGTAAAGCGTAATCGCATTCACTTTTCAGCAGAACTCACCGACACTAACCCGAACATGGCATCGGACGATCAATGGATGCGAGCTGCAAACCATTGGAAAGTGACGTTTCGTTGCGAAGGCCGACAGTTGACAACGTACTTCTCGCAGGGTTCAGGAATCAGCCGCGATCCATCAGCAGAGGACGTGCTAGATTGCCTTGGCTCCGATGCGAGCGGAATTGAGAACGTGAACAGTTTCGAGCAATGGGCCTGCGAGTACGGGTATGACACAGACTCACGGAAGGCTGAAAAGACTTTCAAAGCCTGCGAGCGTGCAGCGGCAAAACTTGAGCAGTTTTTGGGCGCTGATGAGTACCAGCATTTACTGTGGCATACGGAGCGCCTGTAATCTCTTGCTGTGCCCTTCTCCGGGCCTGCAATTGCCCTACGGCTGGTCGCCGTTCACACCGGGTGGGAAAGCCCGGTTTCAAATCTATGGTATTGGAGCGAGTTATGAACACAACTTCAACTAGAACTGAAGAGTTTCTGCACGCTGTCGACGGCGCGCACGAGTGGGAAGAGGACGAAGTGTACGGCGGTCAGGGAAATCTGAACGTCACCATCACAAACACTTGCTCAATATGCGGACTCCAGCGCCGTAAACTTACTTTCCATATCGGCCTGCCTCGTTACGAGTTTCTGAACTCGGACGGCGAGAAAATCACGCTCAAGGAAGCGGCTGCTTTGGAATGCTGAATTACGAGGCCATAACCGAGATGCTCATTGCCTTGGCCGCGTTCTTTTGTGGCGTAACAGTGGGCTACTACGTTGATAGGAGATGACTTATGGGTGTTCACATCTTGGAAGACCGCGAATCTAACGAAGCTGCATTCTACTGCTCGACTTCTGGCTGGGCCTTCGGGCCAGTGTTCCCGAACAGGGAAGCGGCAGAATTGTTCCTGCAAGTGTATTCTGACGATCCGCGCCGGCTGACTGACGCTGAACTGTCGGCACGCTACTCCGAGTTCATCAACGGCTGGGTCTGTGAGTGTGGATCGGTGCGCGACCTGGACGAAGAAATTCCCGAACTGACAGGACGATTCGAGTGTGCGTACTGCTCCACAAAGACTTGCGCTACCTGCGGAGCTTCCCGAGATGCCACAGTTCACAAAGTGGAGACCTATCGGCGCGTTCCTGGCGGGTACGGTCATCCATTCGTGAAAGGACAGTGAAGCCATGAGCCTAGCTTGGGGAACGCATCGCCATGTTAACGGCTACCGCTTTCTGAGAGGCGTTTTGTATGCTATTTGCTGGCAGGTCGTAGCTTTCGGAATTATCTGGTTGATGCTAAGAAATTCTTCGTACTGGAGTCCAAAATGAGCAAGTGGAATCACTCGATTTGCGAGGCGTGCTGGAATGTGAAGAATCCAGACCGTGAGCCGTGTCGAGTCCGCGAGGAGTATCGAGACGAGACGCCGGAGCCATGCTGCTACTGCGGAAGGCCACACGGTTCAGGCATTTACGTTAGAGGCAATCCACTATCTCCAGAATTGAAGTGCGCTGGACAAGGAGCAGCCCACACCGATGACTAACCAGAATGACCTGCTTTGCCACTTTACTCTCGGCTCGCTCCTAGGAGTAATCGAGATGCTGGAAAAGGGCCTCGCTACCCAAGGCTATGTACTGGACCGCATACGGGAGATTCGCAGGGAATACCTAGCCTCAGTAGGCATAGCCGTGGAAGCGGACAGAGTTCGATACGCCAAGGAGTTAGCATGACTTGCGACCGATGCGGCGAGGAGATTTGCAAGCATGGCGTCTGCTGGTGCGACGACGAGCACCAAGGCCATTGTCTCGACTGTGTGCGAAGGCGCGAGGATGAACTGGACTGCGAACGTGAAGCTGCTTTCCAGCGTGACGTAGCAGGACCATTGCTAGGATTCGAGAAGCCATGAGTGAGCGATTCCTGCGAAAACAGTTGATAAACGGCGCCATTGAACGCCTAACCAGCATAGCTGAATATGCGGACGCTAGCCATGCCCCATACCAAGCCGACACGTTAATAGACGAACTGCGACAGATGTTGCGTGGCGAGATTTCCCGCCTTACGGCTATTCAAAAGGACTTAGCAGAGGAGCCATGAAGTCCTGCAAAGACCCCGACTGCTCATGGTGCGCTAGGGGCAGGTATGACGAACAGCGCCTCTACTCCGCCCTTGCCTTCCTCCGTGCCGTGCTCTGGATTGCCCTGTGGGCTGTTTTGGTCGGTTACGCACTTTCGCGTTAGGCGGGGATGGAAGTGGGCCAAAGTAGAATTTGACCAGTTTCACGGTTTTCACCCCAAAAGTCGCTCAGACGACGCCTACGATGCCCTAGCGTTCATTTCTGTGGAATGGTCTGACGGCGTTTTGTTACTCGCAAGCCTGTACGCTGACCGCCGACAGGGCTTTTCTCTATCCCGTACAGTTTCTGTTCCTGGCGAGCCACTCGGAGCTTGTAGTCCTGCCAAGCCTTTTCTAGCCACGCATGGTACGAACATTTCATGACTGCCGCCACTCTGGAGGTCCGCCACGCCTTGCGTCTAGTTCATCTAGCAGCGATTCATAGTCTGCTTTGGTCAGGGGCTGGTTACCTACCAGTTTCTTCCTAAGAGTCAAGCGGTGGTAGAGCCAGAGCATATCGCGGTCATTGTAGCCTTTACCGAAACGAGAGTACGCCGGACGAAGCGACACATTGCCAGCACGATAATCTAGCAAGCACTGGCACGGTTTTGCTGCTCCCGTATTTTCATCTACCAATCTACCGCCTTCGGTCTGACCGGAAAATACTTTGATCCACCCACCAGAGCATCCGTTTTGTTCGCACGGCACGAAGTTGTTGTTCATGAATTCCATCCCTCGAAGTAAATAGATTCTTGGTTCTTGCGGATTAGATGGATAATATCGGCTGGCTTTGGAGGGTACACACTAGTCTTGAAGTGCCTACGAAAGGCCCATGCAACAGCTTCCGGCCTCTCACTTCCGAGGGAGTATTTCCAAATGCGAATCTCCCCTGGCAGTATTTCCGTTTTGTACAGTTGGCTCACCTCGTCCATTTTCTTGGCTAATATCAAGTCCATCGAGGATGGCTTTGCGGTTGTTAGCGACCCTTCGTTCAGTTTTGGTAGGCCCTGAATCAGCCCCTGATTCTTCGCCGCGATCCCATTCCTTCGGGTCATCAAGGTATCTTGAGCGATTAAACCAAGTTGCCGGGTACGGCGTGTACTTTCCTCGGTTCCCGGCTGGACTTTGGGCAAAGAGGGCTGTTCGGTCTTTGATTCCTGCGATGGCTTCTGCTTCGGATACTCCGTCATTTTTGTATTCTCCTTCCCGCACTCGCTTGATAGCGGCGGTAATAGCCTTCAGTGCTTCCCGTTTTTCCACCTTCCTAGGATAGAGCTGGTAAATCTCATTCACCTGCGAAGCAGGGGGTGTAGTTGCTTTTAACTGCTTTTGTGTATGGGTATGCTTCTGTGTGTGCTTATCGTTACCATCGTTACTTGTAACAGCGGTAACGCTCTGTAACGCTTGCTGGCGCTTTCGCCACTGCTCTACGCGCATTCTGGTTCTTTCTCGCTGCTCCTCAAGGCTCATTAGCTCCCGATACTTGGCGTGATTGATTAGAAGCCAGCCTCCGTCTACTTCTTCGATTCTCCGACCTCCAGCCTCTTTGCTCCACGAATACTTGTCTGGCTGCTGGAATCTGGCTAGGGCTAATTCACATTGCGGCACGGTAATACGCGCTCGGTCGGCAAGCCCTGGAATCGTGCACTGGACAATGCCGTCTTGGTCCGCAAGTGCCAGCATCGTTACCCACAGGATGCGGGTCGGGTCGTCCTCTCGCCATATCGTTGAATCGAGAATGCGATTGAAGAGTTTCGTATACCCACGCATGCGTTACCGTAACGAGTAAATTGTTACGAGTCAAGAGGGAAAATAAAGCGATAAACCCTGTGGAAATCGTGACTTACGTGTGGAAAACTATTTACTATCTTGGTCCTCAATCGCTCTGCGAATCTTCCCAAGCTCGTCCTGCACGTCGCGCACCAGCAGGAGAACCAAAACAGTAAACACGCCAATGACTAGGCTCAGTATCATTTTCGCGCGTCGTTGAATTCATCTGCCCTGGCAAGCTGCGCCTCACGCCAGTCGTCCATTGCAAGTTGGAATACGGCACGCTGCTGGTCCTCGGGCAATTCGTAGAACGTGACGCCGAACTTCTGGCCGGCTATGGCTTCGGCCCTAACCATCATTTGCCAGCGGTCTGTCATTTTGGCTCCTGCGGCGGTTTCGCGTCTACATGGTCAGGGGTAGAGCAACTGTAGCCCTGCCAATTCGAGTCCCATGTCCCTGGCTTGCCGTCGAAGCATTTCGTAGGCTTGTCGCCGCACATCTCTTTTTGATTGGCGTCCTGCGGTCCAGGATTAGGGCACCATTTGTAATCGCGATAGTCCGCTTTCGTTGCGATGTGGGGACGGTCGCAGCTTGGCCTCCCTAGCTCAGTCTCGTAGACATAGCCGTATTCAATGCCCATCCGCCGTCTGCCTGCAATCTCTATCTTGCCTTCATCGCATTGATAGATTTCAGATGTGTCAAACAGGTGCGGCACGTTTCCAGAGCCTCCGACAAAGGTGCAATGATGGAACGTGTGGTTAATCGGCTCGTTTGAGAACGGAACTGCTGTCTGACTCGCCGCACTCCCAATCAGCAACATTACCGCTAATAGGCACTTCGTCATTTCACCTCCGTAGGACTTCTTCTTTCAGCAATCCGTAGTCATGTCGCAGTTTCTCCACCATTGCATCTAGGGATGCGAGTTGTTTGCGACATTCGGCAATCGCCGCCCCGAGTGTGTACGCCTGTTCGCCCGCTGAAATCACGCCAAGATAGAGCTTCGTCTGCTTCTCCTCGATGGTCATTCCCGGCTCAATCTCGTAGCTTAGGTACGTTGCTGGCATTGTTCGCGTTTAATTCCGATTCCTTTGCGTTGAGGTTAACGATTTCATCCACAATCGCAGTCGTCGATAAACCAGACTGCTCAGCAACTGTGACCAATGTAAAAAAGCGCTCTGGCGTTCCTGCTTCTGATAACCGCATAACGCGCTCCGCAGCACGACGCAATCGGCTTCTAAGAGTTAACGCAGATAGAAGCCGATTGCGTAAGCGTCCCAACTTAGCCAGTTCTCTGATTTCATCCATCTTGAGTGTCCTGTGGGGGAGCGGCTGCGCCCTCGGCCTGCGCTCGTACCCATAAACGATTCTCTCTATCGTTGAGAATTTTAGCCCGTCGCTGATTAGTCGGATTGGCCCGCAAAAATAGCTTCACGCTGTCTGCATCCCAGCGCCATTTTTGGGAGTCATTTCTTTCAGGCGATTTCTGGGCTAGGTGGTAAGCCTCTGCAAATTCGCAAGCTGGTGCTTTGCCGATGTCCGCCGAGCACATTGTTTGGTTGCTGAGCCTTGCGCGAATCTCCTCTATCGGCTGCGTCTTACCCTCGGCCATTTCCGTCAAGCCTTGAACGATTCCCTTTAGGTCGGCTAGTTCGGCACGGGCTTGGGAGAGAAGGGATGATAGTTCAGAACAGTTTTTACAGTCCATGTTTTACCTCTTTTTGAAAACAGCCCTTTTCGGCAGGGTCGCTCGTCTTACACTTTCATTGCTGGAGTCCGCTGCTCTAAAAGCCTCTCCGCGTAATCCGCTACTGTGTTTGCCAGTTCTGGGGGAATGGTGGCCCACATTGCTTTTAGTTCCTGCCGGCGCTTCGATTTGCTGGAGCCGGTTGTCAGGATGTACTTGCGGTCCCATGCGCCGAAGCCTTTAGTGATTCCCTCCGGCATCAGGGGCGGTACGCCTTTTCCCCATAGCGAGAACGGCCCGCATTTATGGATTTCTGGGCCGACGAACTTCCAGGCTGAGCGAACGTTTTCCATCGCGTAGGGAATCCCAGCCCGTTCAAACAATCCCCGTGCATGATTGAACAGTTCAATTCCTTCGAAGGGGTACGGCGGATCAGGATGAAAATGCGCCATCCCAAAAACCGCGAACTTCTCACAAGGCGAACTCGCCCATCCGTAATCGAAGTTGCCGAGACGGACGCCGGGCTGCACCCAGAACTGGCCATCGCGGTAATAAACATCTCGCACGTCTGCCTTCACAAACTTAATTCCCTCCGGAATCTCCGGCGGCCCTACTAGATCGACGGCTACAACTTCCCAGCCTCGCGCGGCAAAGACCTTCCCAATGCCCAACCTTCCGCAGAATAAATCCAGCATTCTCATCCTATGGAGTCCAGTTCGGATCGCGCCATTGCGGATTGATGCGTTGCAAGCGCTTCCAATCGACGTAGCAGCGAGCTAATTCCTTTTTGGTCTGTGCGTCAGGGCCAGTGGTTAGTGTGGAACCGGGCAGACAATCATCGACACAAGTCGGAAGAAACTGAAATTGAGTGCCTGAGCCGCGCGAAAATCTGGGCATACCGCGTCGCGAGAGAGTCACGCACACACCGTTTACATTCTTGATGCACTTGCAGGCTTGAGTATCCTGTCCGTAACTCCGACCAACGCCGGCTACCAACAGCAACACAATGCAAAGTCTTTTCATACGGCTCACCCCTTCAGCCTCTCAATTTCAGCCCTCAATTGGTCGAGTTCCAACCGGTTGTACACGTCGAGGCCGCTTCGTTTATAACAACCTTTCCATCCATCCCAGGCTGCATCACATTCCGGCCAGATATACTCCCCATCGTCACTTCGACCAAAGTCTGTCGCATCCCAACCCCATTCAGCGACTGCCCACTTCTCAAAACATGAACGCATTTCTTTGGCGGTCCATAAGCCGATTCGAGATTGTTTGGCCAGTTTCTTCAATTGGTCGAGTTCCTGCTGAAGCGCAGCACGGGAGGCTTGCCACACTTTCCATGCCTGTTCAGTATCGTAAACGTATTGCCACGTGCCGTCTGTCATCGCGTAACTGCTCAGACTTTTGCCTGTAGCCTTCGCCCAAGCTTCAAATTCTTTCCGGCTCTCCATTTCAGACATCGGCTTCCCCAATCTTTACCTCCATGCGTGGCGGCTCCCCATACTGCTTCGTGGCATGAAGTTCCGTTACCTGACTGTCATCCTCGAAGGCAATGCCTGTCAGCGCGTCGCACAAAAGCCTCAATAATTTGTCGGCATCAGGACGAGTAGTTTTCGCCTTACTTTTCACCGACTTAGGACGTGGAAAGTAAAACGACACTTCCACGCGCACTGGCACCTCACGCCCCATCATCGGCTCCTGCCCACGCGCTGCTAAGCACGTCCCTGCTACCTGCTGCCTCCACGGCTTCGTCTTGGCGTTGTCGTTGGTCACAATCGGGAACTTGCCACGCTTCGGCATAAACGCCTTCATGCTCCCTTGGGGCTGAGGTACGCCGAGCACCGTGAACTCAATCACTCTTTCACTCCGTCTAGCAGAGCTTATGCCTTGTCCGCTATCCAGCAAGCCAGATCGGCCCAATACCACTCCCAAGCCCATCGCTGAGCATCGTACCTTCGGCCTGCGTCCCTGCCGCTCGAACCGCGAACGCTCGGTATCCACTCCACAAATAAAGCGCATATCGTCGCTGCTACACGCCCTTAAACTAGCCCTACAGCGCGTTCTGAGGCGTTTTGGGAGGCTTTTACGTCCTCTATCGTCTCCCCACTAGGAAATTCTCCGCGAACTCGCGGTACTCCCGCGCCCATTTCAGGCATTCCTCGTGCATCCCATCGTAGCGATACTGTGTAAGTGTATGATAACCAAACACTTCGCATAAATGGTCGCAGTATTTGCTCGTCGTTTCTCGCATCTGGAACACATGCCAGTCGAATCTGTCGGCCTCGGTCATGTCGAGGTAGAAACGCCACTGTAAGCCGTCTAGGTAGCGTTCTGGCTCGAACTGCTCGGTCGTCTTGAGGTCTGACACGATTTTGGCGTCTATCGCGTCCACTCGACCTTTCACCAGCAGGCCGTCGTACTCCTTGGACATAGACACCTCCCGCAAGGTCGGAAGCGCCAGCTCCGCATCGCACAAGAATTGGAACACGTAGCCCATCGCCCCCAGGGAGTAGTGCTCCGACTCCTGAGCCTCTTCGATGGCATTGTGAAACGCCTCTCCAGCCACCATTTTGGGCGTCTGCTCCCGAACAAGAATCTTTGTCAGCAACCAGCCAACATCGAGGCCCTCTTCCTGCTTCCATGTGCGATACAGGTTGACGTTGGTGACCGACGTTTCTATCATGCGTTCACCTTCTCGGCCTTCGGCTCGTACACGCCGGCAGTCCGGTTGAACACGAGGCCCTTCTTAGTGGCGCGGGAATGCAGTAACATTTTCACGCTCATGCCAGCTTTGGTCGCTTCCGGCACGTAGTTGTTGAAGTCTGCCGCCGTCTTGCACTCCTCAATCGCAATCCGCCATTCGTCCAGCAAGTCGTGCTCGTCTTTCTGGACCGCGCTGAGATGGTTGATTTTCTCTTTGATTTGCGTAATCAGGCCAGCTAGGAAGCCGTCAGGCATCGGGTACGGAACCTCCAAGATGCCGAACTGAGCAGGATTCTTGCCGTAGGCGTTCTCTCGCGGCGAAAAGTCGAGCAAGTACCTCTTGCCCTCGATGTAGAGCTTAGCCATCGCATCCACAGACTTATAAATCTCCCCTTTCGATCCACCCTGAACGTCCAGACGCTCAATCACGTCATCCCCACGCCTCTGTTCGTCCATGTGGCACAGCAACACAACGTCTTTGCCGAATCCGTTCAGCATCTTCATCCATGCTGAGAACTTGGATTTTAGCTCTCCGTATCCCTGTAACGTGAGCGCCCCGCCACGCCCCAACTTAGGATTAGACGCGATGATGGCAGTGGTCAGCTTATCGAGCGCACGCCCTGCCGTGTCCACAATTACCGTCGCGTATGGCTCCACATCGGCCTTTTGGATGGACTCCATATCCGACCACGAACGCACGAGAACTGTATCCTTCCGATTCTTCGCCCGATACGAACCTTCGTCGGCGTCTAGGAGTAGCGGCCTCTCTGCCGTGTACCCCATCGTTGTCTTACCCAGGCCGGGAGCGGAGTACAAACATACATTTACCCTGTCCACCGTGACCGGCTCACTCGCTTTGGTGATTCGTAGGCTCATTTGTGATTCCTCCCCGTGACCGCTCTTTCCATTATCTCAATCAGGAATTGCGACACGCTCTTGCCGCCAACAGCAGCAGCAGCCTTGACTTTCCGCCACAACTCGACTGGTATATTGCGGACGTTGATTATCTGTTTAGCTTCCATGTGGGAGACAATACGACATGCTAATCATGCTTGTCAAGATAATAATGATTGCATAATGAAAAGCCGCCCTGGGAAAAGGCGGCTCTGAGGTGAAGCGGTATAGGGGTGACTCGAATCTATCAGGCGTTCAGATTCATTGTCGGTACGCTGTCAGACTTTCATAGCTGCTAGGTCAGCTTGCAGTGTGGCTAGGTCCAGCCCGCCAGGAGTGCGCTGCGTAGCTTGATTGATAAATTGCGGGGTGATAATCACGTATTCCTCATCTATACAGTTCGCTTCCCAATCGTTCGATGCTTTCTGGTCCCACTTCGCCCAACTCTCGTAATCGCTCCCCGCTGCCCCGTAGCCGCATCGTAATATTGCATGACCACCCTCTATCGGGCTATCAGGAATGTATTCCCACGGCTGTCCTGCCGCGAATTGTTCTTGAGCACTTGCCGGTAACTGAACGCCGACCAGCGTCATGCCGAACAAATCCACACCGAGCTTGCGATGAACGAGATTCGTGTGGTCTATCTGCGCCCATGCAAGAATCTTGTGACCGCCAATTCCTACATCCTTCCAATATGCGAGAGCATCAGTCATCGCCGTGCCGTCGTCGTTAGCTCCCGTCAGCGGATCAAAGCCTGTCACGGCACTGTAGCCTGCTAGTACTTCTTGCAAGGTTGGGACAACTATCGGTCCAGTGTGAACGCTGGTCAGAATAAGCGCGTTCGCACACATTGCCCAAACGCAGTCCGAGTAATCAGAATTTCCATACATCTGCTTGGCAGACGCGGGAACGGCATATTCTCTCCAGACTTTGTGTGCTGGCTCCGGCAGTTCTCCTGTCAGGTATCGTGCGAAGTCCAGCGTTGCTGGATGCGGGCGTGGGTCTAATTTACCGAGCTTCAGTGGCATTGTTTGCTCTCTCGTACTTTATGTACGTGAACCAACTTATTGGCCAGACTTCATACAGGCCGAAGCGGAAAATAACGTTGAGCCAGAGCCACATTGGCACCCATTTACGCTTGCTGCCAACCTTCACCAAATCCTCGAAGTCAAAGAATTCAGTGTGCTTCATCGAATTGCCAACTGTGGATAGCCGTTCTGTTCAAGGAGCGCATTGAATCGCTTCTTAAACTGCGCCGGCGTGAGTTTCAAAGTCGGAACTGTAAGCCGTTTCGGATTCTCAGCAGCGGCTTTCAATGCTGGCGTAGGAGCAGGAGCCGGTAGCTGCGTAGCGAAGCCCTGTAGAGTTGAGATGATGATTCCTAGCAAGCCCTGGACCAGCGCAGCCAGCTTGCCATCTGGAATTTGCAAGTCGCTCCAGAATGTCTGAATGTTGGCTTCGAGCGATGCCAGTGCGGCAGAAATTTTGCCTAGCAGCGTTGTCTTGTCCCCAGGATTGTTGTTGTAGTTCGTCACTGCTACTTGCAAGTCAGCGAATCCTGCTTTCACCAGCGCAATGATGGCATCGAGCGCAGGGGCGCTTCCTAGCGGCAATACTCCAGCGCCAGTAAGCAAGTCCACCACGGCCTGAAATGCTTGCAGACCCACGCCAACGTACTTCAGAATCGCGGCGAACACTGTGCCGAACGTACACGCTGTTTCCAGCACTGTGCTGCCAAGAGTTGAAGCTAGGGCTACGGCTCCCAAAGATAACTGCGCAAAACTGCGACGTGATGTGTTCATAAGTTCTCCCTGTCCAGAGCTGCCCATACTGCGGGGTATCCACCAGTCATAAACAGATGCCGTACTTCATCGGTCGGTTCGCTTTCGGGCCAGTGACCGTTCATTTGGAAGTGGGGTGCGTCTACAAATGTACGCCAAAACGCACCAGATACCAGCCCTAAATCTCGTCCTTTAGTTTCCATCAACCGCCACACTGGATGCGATGCGTTCCAATCAGGAGAGTATGGTTGTCCAGGTCCGAACTGAGATGGAGCACAGTCAACGGCTAGGCCGAAGCAATGGAAACTGTATCCGCCTTGTACATTTGTGATTATGCTTCCGCGTGTAGTGCGGCCCTGAGCGTAGAGAACGTCTTGCTGTATCCAAGTCCGCAATCCTTGGACAACGCGAATCAAGATGCCCTGCGACTCCAGTGTTGAAGCCAGCACGACAATCTTGTCCGCGAGTCCAGGATAAACCGATTGCAATTTCGTGATTGAAACCGGGTCAAGCATGTTCAGTCTACGGCTCTGTCAGTGCAAGTACGAACTTACTTGCCACTCCCGGAGGAGCTGGCGTTACGTCCAAGCCCTGACTGACTTCCGTCTCTGGTGCCGTCTGCCCATCCAAGCCGCTGGCAATCGTCGCTGCAACGGTCAGGCCCGTAGGCAGCGGACTCGGAGGCGGCGTAGGCAGAGTTACCGTAATCAGGCAAGTCTTGCCGTCAGCCGATGGCGCTAGCGTCAGTACGGATGGCCCAGGAGTCGCGTCACTCGCGGCCCAGGTCGCCGTCGCTGCGGTTGATGGTACGTTAGTGGTTACGTTACCCGAGGCGTCTTCAAAAACAATCGCTGCGGTCGCTGTGCCGTTGGGTAAAATCGTGATGTCGAGAGCGTTTACTGCCCGTGCTTTGCCTGCCATTGGTAATACTCCTTTTGTAAGTTGAATGCTAAATCGGGCCGCTGGAGGTGGAGCTAAAGCGAGTTGGAGTTGCGCTACTGCCGCTTGCAATTCGAGAATGTCTTCGTGCAAGTCTACAAGTCGGTCTGCATTCGCACGTTCTTCTTCGAGAATCGTGCGCAGCGCTTTCATTATGTTTTCAGTGTTGTCGAATATCCGTTCTTCCTCGGCGGATAACCAGCTCATAGCTTCACCTTTTGCGGAGTCTCGATTCTTTCAGCACTTCACACCTCAGTCTGTGCGATTTTGCTCAGCGCGTTTTCGCTGCAACTCGACAATGCGTTCCATGACTTTCTCGGTCAAAGATGTATCCAATCCCACTTTGAGACACGAGTAGAGATATTCCAACTCGGCCTCGATTTCTTCGTCCCTGTCCACAAATCATCACTTTTCATTGTTCACGAGGGTCGCGGGGGGGGGGTGGTCACCGCATCTACTTGTGCCTGCCGTTGCAAGTGAATCTCTAGAATGCTCTCAGCTTCATGCACAGCCACGTCAGCAGCTTTAGCGGCAGCTATGTCAGCATCGGCTTTGGTCTGAACTGCCAACCGATGCAGAGCGACCGCCGCCGTACGCAGGGCCACAACATTCAGCTTTAATTGAGCGCCCATGCTGCTATTGGATAGCGTGTGAGTCGCTTCGCCAGTCTCCTTGATGCTTTCTAACGTCTTGGTTCTGGCTTTTTGCGCGATTCGGTCAAGAATGCCATTAAAGGCCGTGACCACGGCCAACGATAAAAGCCCAACAGTGTTCCCCGAGAGTTCCATGCCAACAACCCTCACCATATAGATTTGCCCACGCTACCCATCCCTTTGTCACTCCACGAGAAACGACAGCGTGAAGCAGAAGAGGCCCCAAGCTATCATGCGTCCGCGCCACGGCCATTCAGCAGGAGCAGGCGACCACGGACCACCGAGGCCAGCGAGCAGAAACAATAAACACGCCAGAATCAACAGAATCAGCTTGAACGGTGCTTTCATGTGCATATCCTCCTCCTACGATTTTAAGCTACTCTTTGATGCCACAATCGGGACTGGCGGTGGCAGCGGCGGTACGCCTACATCATGGCCTGCGCTGGCCTCTACTTCCGCAACGGTGCTATGCACTTGGCGGTCTTTCGCGTTGATTCCAAGCATCAATCCGCCGAGACTGATTGATAGCGTCAGCGCGAACATCACCCATTTGCCAAGCGTAATGTTGGTTGCCAGAGCCGCCGCAATTATGAGCGGAGGAACAGCAGCTAATATTCCCCCTATGGAAGTTCTGTAGCTAGGCCCAAACCACTTGGTTAGAAGTTCGCCCATATTGCCTCCTACTGCAAAGCCGCAACGTATAAATCCGCTCTCGCATGTCCTGCCGAATCGCTTCCCTCGCTCCCCAGATGGGTGCTCACCCAGGCAAACATGTCTCCCCGAGGCGAGACAATTCCAATACTCTCCTGCGCTCCAAAGCCGAAGTCTCCACCATTGGTGCAGTGCGCGTGTGAAGCGTCTCCACAACTGAACGTGTGCGCGATTCGGGCCACTTTATTTGTGGCTGGCACTCCGTTTGTAAACCACACCATAATCTCGTTGTTGTACGGATTCGGGTTGTACACGCCGCCATTTGCCACCGTGGTTAGGTCGGAGGCGCATATCCAAGGCAGGGTATCGTCCATCGTTCCGTTGTTGTTGTGCGGCCATGAACAGTGCTGGTCTTGGATGGCGAGAGCGTTCATGTACTTGGTAAACGAATTTAAGTTCGATAGCGGCCTGATGGATGGCCCACCTAGAGGAGCGTTACCGGAAGCCGGAGTAAGCAGTTTGGCAATGCCTACCGATTCGTGCGCTCCGCATTGCAGACTGCCAGCGTTGTTATTCGAGCACCACTTCGAGGTGCCCGCGTTCATGTTCACGAAGGCTGGCCCCGATGAGGCTATGCCAGCGCATCCCCCTATCGTCCAGACTCCTGCTTTGGCAATGTCAATGTAGGGATTCGAGGAATCGGCTCCTGCGAGAACGTCATGGATTCCGGCTCCATGTGCGCCGTCAGAGCCGTAACATTCCGTCGCGTCTGATGGGAAAGTTCCCGCAGCGGGAGTGGAAGGACCGCAGCCTGAAGGGCAGTAAGCCCAATATTGTCCGGTGTGCGCATTGACGGTACGGCATCCACGAGTCCGGCTCCACTGAAATACCCAATCAGCGTCCCCCTGGGCGGTTGGCCCTAGTCCAATGGTGAAAGTGTCATCATCATCGGTGACGTTCAAGACGGAATGCCATGTCGCAGAGAATGGAACAGCATTCCAGCCAGGGCAAACGCCGGCTCCCATTAAATCGACTAGTTGCGACTCGGTGAACGCGGTATCGCTGGTCAGATGCCCCTTCCAGATTTGGCTACCGGACTTGAAGCGGTAGAAATCCGTATCTGCCAGCCACGAAGTGTGAAAAGCTCCACCAGGCACCACATTCAAAGGCAAGCCCGTGTTGACGACTTGCGCCTTGCCGCCAGATAGGGCTATGTGCGCTAAATTCAGTGAGCCGCCAGCGATTGAGTACCAGAGGTACGTTCCGTTGGGATAACTCCACTGATGGTCGTTGTCGCCGCCTGAAAGCGTAAAGTTGCCTACGGACGCCCCTCCGGCGATGGTTGTTCCATCTGAGGCGCGGCAGATTTGCTCCGTTCCCGGCGTATGCCCTGGAATGGTCAAATCTTCTTTGCAGGAATTTAAGCAGTCTCCAATGCACTTGTCAGGGAATGCGTAGTTCGATGCGCTGGCCGTGTTGACGCTTCCTGTGATATGCAGTTGGGTTGCCGAGTCGCACGAGCCAATCGTGAAAAGGATGGCGATTATCAGAATCTTATCCCCGACTACACAGTTTCCGCCGTTAAACTGGTCGCCAGCAGCCCAATTCACCGTCTGTGGAAACACGGTGTTCACTTGCCCACTCGGAGGCCGCGAGATGAACAAGGGCGCAAGCGTGCCTATCATGGGTAACGTGCTGTAGGAAGCTCCCAGATACAGTGGAGGGCCAAAACTGGCTCCAGCCTGAGAGCCGATGGCGAATGAACCAGAAACGCAGTTCGTGTCGCAGCCTATGGCAGAAAAAGGTAAGACAAACTCATACGCTCCGCGGTCCCATGTTCCGTCTGCGCCTCGCGTATTACCTAATGGGTCAATATCGTTTGCAGCTAATGTTGCATGTGTATTGGTGCCGTCGCTTAAAACGTGTCCGCTCGTGATTTCGCCTGCCAATAAGTAACTGTGCAGTGCCTGATTAACGAATGGATCGCTTACTGAAGTCCAGACATGATCGTGAGTGTTGGGAGAAGACGGCGCGTTGCTGCCTAGATTAAGAAAAGTGTTGTAATCTTCGGTAGTTACTGCGCTGCTATCCCAAGTGCCAGCCGCTGCGGTGGTGTTATAAGCCAAATTATTGTAGGCCAGCCCTGTGCTGGTTACGCACCCGACACATCTCCAGCCCCAATGATTCGTATGGCTGGTCGTTCCGTCGCCTATGATGGTATTGTTAAGTATGAGGATGTTCGAGCAGCTTTGACCGTTATTGCCGCATGAGAAATTGCCATCCTGAATGCCGGTTCTGACGTATGGATTTCCGGGAGATAGTCCGAATATGTTGCCGTAAATATAAACGTTGGAAGTCGTTTCCACTGCTCCGCCGCGATACAAGACCACGAGATCGCCAGTTCCTTCAGTGTCAAGAAACCAGTTGTTAGCGAACGTGATGTTGTTGCTTCCGTCGTCCGCCCAACTCTCCGCGTGGAATCCATTAACATCGGTCGTCTCACGTTCAAAAGCGGTTCCACTTATGGTCGCCGTGTCCCACTGCGCGCTTATGATTCCGTTGGTAAAGTCGTGAACATAGCTGTCCGTGATAAATATGTTCGTACAGCCGGAACCCGGACTGCCAATCGTTCCGATGCACCGAACAAAGGCATCATCCGCCGCCGAGGCCACAACTCCATTCACGGTACCGCTGCTGGATACGCTGGCGTTGGGGGTGCAGGATACGGGGTAAGTAAAATGCCGCGGGTCGGCGTTCGTGGCAATTTGTACGGCGGCGATATTGAAATTTCCGGATGAGACAGAAGCGACAGCGATCCACTGGCCGTTATAGATGTAATTATGAGCGCGCGTGGTCGCTAGCACTACTGTTGCGGTCGCACCACCAGCATCACATGCAATCGAGGAAATATTTGCCGTGTTTAGAGCCGATGCCTCGTTGTCCAGTTCTGGTCCGTAGTATTCAACGTTCTTGAATGTGAAGTTGCTATGTCCAGCGGTGATGTCTACAGCGGCAGTCTGATTCGACGGGTAACGGTTGTCGAACATCATGTTATAACCTGAATCCTTGCTAGCGCGACCATTACCGTCAAACACCCAGTAACTGCTGGTAATGACAAACATATAACCAAAAGCGTTGAAGGTGCAGGCACCGCACTGCCACCGGACTTGGTTTGAGGGAGTCGCAGCTAGTGGGCTAGTCCAATTTGTCGCTGTGCAGTGATCGGTCCCGGTGGCGGCCCGGAAGGTAATAGTTAACGTTCCGCTGACCGCTTGTGACAATGCCCAACCTTGTGAACTGCTCGCGGTATGGGTATACAGCCCCCCCGCCATGTAATACACGTCGCCTCTCGTCAGCGTTCCGGCAAGCTGAGCAGGCCCCATTGGACTTGCCCAGTCAGCCGCCACAGCATTGGAGGCTGAACCTGTCGTTGTGACGACGTGACAGGTCGCAAATACCGATGACGTTAACATTAGAACGCAAAAGACAAGCCTCACGTTAACTAGCTCCAGTGATTTTCACATCACAGCGAGGGATGATTGACCCCGTAGTAGCAGATTGAATTTCCTGTATAGCGATCTTGTGGCCTGATGTTACAGCCACGGAAAGCCCGGTGACACTGCATGTTTGCGCCGTTCCAGTGATCGTGCAGGTTGCCGTGGTGGTAGTTGCATCGTCGTAGTAGGCAGTAAACGCAATTGTTTGCCCACTTGCAGGCGGAGATATAGAAGCACAATACATTTCGCTAATCGTGCCAGTGAACGGGAGGAGTATGTCGGCGGCGGCCACCGTGGCCGCCGCCGTAAAAGAAAAGTAATGGGTGGCAGCTTGAGCTGTGCTTACGGGTGACCATAGCGAAAGAAGAGCGGTCCCCGCGACTGGAGCGCTATACGCCCCCGTTCCATTCAGAAAATGAGTGGCTACATTATCAAGTTTTGGCGTGAATCCGTGAGCAGATGTAGAAACATTGCCAGTAGTATTATCAGCGAAAACGTGCATGGCTTCGGTTACTTGTGCAGCACCAATAGTCAATGCCAAAGAACCTGCGGAGTTGGTAACGTTTCCGGTATGGGCTGGTTCGCGCCCTGCTGCGAGAGTGCCTGTCGCGTCTGCTCCACTTAAATCCACCGCGCTGCTGGTCACGGCTTGCGTTGATCCGGCGAAATGAGCGATACCCACACCTGGAGAAGTAGCTGTAACGATATTGCTGGGATTAAGAGCAAACTGCGTGAAAGTGACCGCATCAGTTCCTATCGTCGCTACCGACGACGTTTGTAGCCACTGCGTTTGCGCGTTTACCGTGCCGTTCACAACCGGGATTGCTCCCGTATTGTTCATGTCCGAAGGCTGGTCATAATCCAGAGCACGAGTCAGTATCCAAGCCACACCCACGCCAGATACCTGAGTAACGAGGTACACGCCGTTTTGGAACGTACTAGCCTGATTCTTGACCAAGATGCGGTCGTTCAATACCGGAGTGTAGCCGTCCACTACCAATGACGTGTTTGTCGTCGCTGTTGTGAGTGTCGCGCCAATTCCTGCCACTCCATTGCTATAAGTAGGAGAATTTGGCAGTACAGCAGCAGAAGTAGCCTGCACAGCCACTGCTGGATTGACCGCTGCAATGGCATTGGTGACTGCTGTTGCCACGAACGCTGTGGAGGCTGCGTTGGTGCTACTATCTCCCGCTGATACTGTAGAGACTTTCGTAGCCGTGGCTCCAGTTAAATCCTGCGTCCCAGTCGTAATCGTATTGGAAGCATTAGTCACAACACAGGTCGCGCAAGCAATTGTTCCTGTGCCTGTGATTGTGCCGCCAGTGATGGGAGCAGTGGTTGCTATCGAGGTGACTGTTCCAGAACCACCCGCCGCGTCCGTAGGTGACAGCATCTGCCAAACACCAGCAGCAGATTCAAATGTCATTAATGTCCACTTGTTAGCCAGCATATCGTTAGCTACCAAATTGGCCGAGCCGCCTTGCTTTTTGATTGTCCCTGCCGTCGCCCCATTGACGGCTAGCGTTGATGAACCAGTATTCGCCACATCAGACTCAAACAGTACGGTATCACCGTCTGCTGGCGTGAAACTTGGCGACGTAGTGCAGGTATAAGCTGTCCCAGAAGCAGAAGCGGCCTCGCAAATAAGCGGTAAGGCGACAGCATGGGCAGTGTAGGTAAAGCCAAGATTTCCAGTCGTTGTCACCGGAGAACCTGTAATCGTAAAGCCGGTTGGCGCTGTCAAACCTACGCTGGTTACGGTCCCAGACCCTCCTCCACCAACGGGAGGATTCGTAACCTGAGCAACAGCCAAAGAACAACAGAGTAGTAACCACGTTAGCGCTAGTTTATTCATCATTTGCACCCGTTAAACGCCGCTCCCGTAGCGGAAATCACCACAGACGTGCAGGTAAAGGACGTTGGCATGGTGCCAGCAGGGCCGACCGGGCCAACGTCGCCTCTCGGGCCAATCGGGCCAGCAGGTCCAACGCTCCCGCCAAGCGCAGTGTATGCCGCGCCATCAACGCTAACCTTGACCCCAGACGACGTAAAGCAGACCGCAACGATTCCCACGGCCGGCGTCTGGCACGGACTACCCGTAGTCGTGCTCATGCCTATTGAGGTGCCGTTAGGGATTGTGCCCTGCGCTGCCACGCGGTCAGGCATGAACAGGCCCAACGCTACCCCTACGACCAGCGAGCCTCCGAGCACCACTCCTACGCCCATTGTCCTCACAAGTCGCATGGTCCCTCCTATTGCGTTTCAAGCAAAATCGGCTGTATCCCTACCGGAATCCCTGGACAGATCGGGGAGCAGGCTGGAGTCGGAGTCCTTGTTCCGTCCAATTTCCTGATGAACTTCCATTTAGCATCCTGCGCGTACAGTCCAGTCGTACACTTCCCTCCCGAGCACGTCTTGCTCGTATCCCACACAGCCTCAGACTGATATCCGCCAGCCTTCGTGAAATAGCAATCCCATACTGTGCCATTTTTACCACACACGTTGGTCGGAGTCGCCCCAACCAGCCATATTGGCATCTGCTTGTACGCCACGCCCGAAGGTAGTAGTTTCCCGCCTGCTACCAGCCCTCCCCAATCGCCCTGAGACGTGTACCAGAACGCCTTTTTCACTCCCAAGCTGGCCTGAATGAGATACGCTCTCGCTACCCAACTCGCCTGCAAATCAGGGTCGTTGAAGCAGGTAAAACCCGATTGCCCCCATGAGAATTCGGTGTCCCACAGAGGCTTGAGAGGTGGATAAGTAATCATCAGGGCCGTCAGATTCGCTACATGTACTCGTACGTCCTCTGGAATCGCTGAAACGCCGCATTTCTGAGGGTAAACGTTGGTATACCCATGATACGCAACGTAATCCACTGAACCGAGTCCGCCTGCCGCCGCCAAACCTTGCCACCATTTCATCTGATAGCCGAATTGCGCTTGATTCTCCGGCGTCCCGCATAGCACCCCTGGAGCTAGCTTATGAACGATGTCGCAGGTGTCCTTCGTCATACGGGCTAACTGCGCTGGAGTGCCGTTCCAATGACCCAACCAGCCCGGCTCATTCCATGTACTGAAAGCGGATACGTGAGGACGGCCATTGATGCGGGACTCGCTCCGGTTGACTATCGCCGTAACGAAGTCTTTCCAGTGCTGGTCGGTGGTTGCAATGTCCGAAGGCGGGGAGCAGGCATACTGCGTTTTCCCCATCTTGCAATTCGGGTCAGCCCTGAGAGCGGCCCACTGCGGCGTCTCGCTCAACGTCATCAGAACGTCAGTCACGCCCAAGACTTTGGCATCCTCCAAGAGTTTGTCGAACGTGGTCCAGTTGTACGTTCCGTTAGCCGTGTTGGTGTCTTTCCACGGAGTACCCACGTCCCACTGACGTAGTGCTCCTGTAGGTGATGACATCAAAAGGTTGCTGGTCCCAATCCCATTCTGGTCAGCGGAGACGAAGCTAGGCGTAATCTGCCCAGAGGCCATGATAGATAAGCAGAAACTAACTGCCAAAAGTCGGAATAGATTTTGCATGCTAGTTCCTTCCTACGCACCCATAATCAATCACGTCACTCGCGCCGGGAGTAGTGAACGTCACTGAAGCGACTCCAGTGTAGGTGACTTTGATTCCGCCTGCGGTGGTTTCATCCGACGCCCAACACACAGGATGGGAGGCGTACGTTCCCAAGAATGCGTAGGTCACCGTGCTTCCAGAAGCGGTCAACGTACCACCCATGTCTGTGTTAGCAGCTAAACCTGTGCCGATTCCACCAGGACTCTCTAGCCCGCCAGGAACGTAGAACTCCAAGCCCCTACTGAGAGACGCAGAGCCAAGCACAACATTGAATTTGTCGTCCTGCATGAGATTGAAATTGCCCGATGTAGACGCCACGGAGTTGAACGTCTGTCCGCCATCTGCCGCCGCTCCCTCTCGCACTCCGCAAGCTAACGTGGACGGTCCAGAGACTCCCAAGAAAACACCATTCCTGACCAGACTGTAGGTGCCAACCTTTATGGCGCAATCTGTGCTCTGCTCGCCGTGGAACGACACTACGACTGGATTGTTCACGCCATCAATCACCAGTCCAGCAGTCATGCGGCCTGGATTAGCACTGCCCTGCGCTGTGTTCGATAGCAGGCGATGAGGCCCGTCCGCCTGTGGCCCGTTGTTGTAGCCCGTATTCCCGCCACCGCTTGCCACCACTGCCGTAACTACGTTCGTCTGCGAGATGCCATTAATCGTTCGTGAGCCGACCGTGACTGTACAGGTAGCTCCTGATACCAGAGCACCGCCGTAGGTCGATGGCGCTCCGTAAATCGTGCAAGTCGGAGGAGTGACGTTGCATCCCCCTGAGCCTGCCGTATTGCCGTTGCCATCGTTGCCGACTCCAATTGAAGTGATAGCCCCTGTGCTCACGCCCACCACGTATGCGGTCGGTTGCACGGCACACGACCCTTGCGTCATCACTACCGTATCGCTGGCCCCTTCAATGACAATGCCGTTTACCGGAGCAGACGCTACAGGGTCAACCGTGGCCTTCGTATTGATGTGCAAATCTTCGGCTGAGAAGTGAGTCGGCCCAGAGGCAGAGGTTGGAGCTTCTGTCCGGTCCCAGAACACTGCTGCCGCATTCGCTGGCACCGTAGCGTTGATGGAGCCAATATCACCGAACGCAATTCCAGTGTACTTGCAGCCTTCTTGGCAGTTCATGTTGTAGATACCGAAGGCGTTGTTGTTGCCGCCGAGCGAGACTTTGATTTCCGGCCCAAGAATGTGACGGAAAGAATCAGTCTGCCAGCCTACCCCGAACGACCCGCCACTCTGCGCTCCATCACAAATCAAGCAAGCATAAGTTCCAGCCGCGTAAGGACCGTGCTGGATGGTAAACGTCAGTTGGTTGGTAGCATTCGGGAAACGTGGGACTGTGACTCCCCCCACACTGCAATTCGTAGTCACCCAAGTAGGCGCAGCAGGGCCGCACGCCTGAATCAACGTGCCAGTAATATTCGCTGGCCCTGAAGCAGCCCCTGACCCGTACATCTGAAACGCTACCTGCGGAGTTGACCACGGCACGCTCGACACAATCTGTGCCGCTCCAAGCATCAACGTCAACGGCTTATTGCATCCCGCAAACGGGTCAGAATTGCACGCCTGCGGTCCAGAGAAGCCACGAGCATCAATGGTTCCGCCAGAGGAAGGCAGTTTGGCCGTACAAGCATTGTTAATCTTGGCGCACATATCAGCGCCCGTAGCCCCTAGAGCATCCACGAAGCCGCTGGAGCCGAATCCGGTACATAGCCCTACGCACGTTGCCCCGCCATTCAGTGTTACTGCACCACCAAACTGATTTTTGGCCGTTCCTGCCTCAAATATCCCCCAAGGGTCGGCATTCGATGCGCCAATCGTCTGGTCAGCTATGTACATCCCGTAATGATGGCTGACCGTGCCTAACGAGGCGTTGGGCGAGGCCGCATAGAAATCGGCGTCATTTGTCGTCGTACATCCCGAACAAGTGTTGTTTAGGGTTGCTCCGTAGACTGCCGCATTCGTTGTTACGGTATGGTCCTTAGTCTGGGATAGGAAATTGCCTCCAGTCTGAAGCGTGACCGCAGAAGTGCTGGCCGAGCCTCCAAAGCCAGAAATGACTTCTACTCCATTCATTCCACTGACAGTTGCATTGATATTGTTCTGGGCAGTGAACAGCCCTCCATCAAGTGTCCCAATCGCGGTTGCTGTCGAGCCAAGGCTTGAGACTTTGCCGTTTACTCCGACCATTCGATTGGTGGTGTTCGTTGTGGTCTGGTCCTGAAAGATAAACAGACTCCCGTAGCAATCCTGTGCCGAACAGTCAGTCTGCGTGGAAATCGCTTCGAGCGTGGCGTGATTCGCATTGTCTGTGCCTCCACCTGATGCTCCGTTAAACAGGCCAAACCCGAACTCAAGCGAGTACGTATTGTCATCTTGGAAACGACGCCCACTCGCACCTGTATCCGTAAATGGCGAGTTCCCCAAAACTGTTGCGCTCGTCCATTCTGGAAGCAGGGTAGCCGTACCGCTGCCTGTGATGCCTGTCCCTCCCGCTTCAGCTAAATCCTTGCATACCCCGCTCGCGCCGTGACACTGAGCCAGAAAGCCGTCATTCTGGATGCACAGCCCTGTGTAGCCTGAAACAAGGCCGCCAGGAAGGAACGTAGAGGTAAACGTCGCTACCGTGCAGGCAGGAATCGGAATCTGTGATGCCATCTGGTACGGCCCGTTAAACTGCTGGAAGCCGGTAATGAGTTGGTTCTGGACCGTTTCGGTATGCGTCCCTGAATTGAACGAGTACGTGCTGTCCGCTCCAAACGCTCCAAGATTCCTAAACTGCACTTCTGTAGTTGAGCCAGCAGGCGAGCCACTG